ATTCGAGGGGTTAATCGCTTGCGGCTTGGCGGCTCTTGGGCGACTCACACCCTTTCTAGCCGTAGTGTATCACAGGACGGCGGAAAGGAACCATGCTCCACCGCGTTACCCCCGTAAGCATTTTGGGGAAGCTTCTTCCCACAGCTTTTGTCGCAGATGGGACGATTCTGATGGCGCTAAAATCATACTTCGATGCCAGCGGGAAGGAAAAGGACGCACTGCTAACCCTTGCTGGTTTTGCCGCTGACGATGATACTTGGCGAGAGATTGAAGCGCAGTGGGACATTCTCCTGGAAAAGCACGGCATATCGTATATCCACATGCGGGAGCACAGGAAGCGCAAATTCATAGGCGATCTTCTGATGTACCTCCAGACTGTTGATAAGCAAAAATTCAGCATGTTCATTACCAGTGTTGACATGAACGCCTATCGTAATTTGAAAGCGCAACATCTCGACATGGACACTCCGGTCACTCTTTGCAATCGTACCTGCCCGGAGGCCGCGCTCCAGTGGTATGTACAATTTCATCCCGAGTTTGTTAGCACTGCCTCTGTCTACTTCGACCGTGGCGAACCATTTTTCCAGCCATTTTTTGATAGGTGGAATGAACAAAAAAATCGTTGCGCGGAAACCGGAAACACCAACGTTTGGTGTTTGATTGATGCAGTAGTGCCAACGGAGATGAAGAAAACTCCCGGTCTACAAATGGCCGATCTGCTGGCATGGGGCCGCAATCGTAGCGAAGTTACAGATGGCCGTGACTGGCAGGGCTTATGCTATGCAATGCAGCAGATCATCCCGTGTTTCTTGACCACATGGGACGAAGCCAAACTACGAAAAACTTTTAGCCGAATTATTGCGGTATGAAGTGATGTGAGGTTTAAATTATGAAACCTTTACCAGCGCCACACGTTCCCGGCAAAACGGAATCCGAGAGATTTGACAATGCGCTCCGTCATGTATTCACCGTCTCGAAAGAAGAAATACTGAAGCGGGAAGCCAAGGAAAAGCGCACTAAGGAACGGAAGAAAGAACAGAAGCGCGGGAAGTAAAAAGCCTACCGAAGAGAGGAAATTTCCGGATTAGAGGAAATTACCAACCGCCGAATTTCGCTTGAAATATGTTCACTTCGCTTCTGCACATCCTTTAATTCCGTTGGTGTAAACAACTGCGGTGTTTTATTCAGACGTATGAGTCCAACTTCAACAGGAAAGTCAACGCGAGGGTCTTGATGGCACGCTTCGCTTACACATAAATGCGCCAGTTGAATCCGCTGAGGTGTGGTCATTTCTCGCGTGTGAAACCTGTGGGCAAAGTGCATACCGCCATGTTGGTGAGCTCCAACAGCAGATTGCTCAGGTGTAGGCAATATTCCGTCAAATTCAACGCGGGGGCCGCTCCTGCGGAGGCTCCAGCTATATATAGCCGCGTCTCTTGGGCTAGTTCCCGCCAAAACAAAAGACGTTAGTGCCGCATGTTGATATTTTTCGTAGAGCTCTTTGGTTCGGTTAGCGTATTCGTTCGCACCAATGTGAATGTCCACATTAAATGTTTCGCCGGTAGATTCAATATGATCTACCAGCGCCCATCCGGCGTGATTGTTGGCAACGCCGACTATCCAGCGGCCACTATTGGCAGATCTTAATTTTTTTACTGAGCACGTGTACAGACCACCGCCGTCGCCAGATGATGCCTGTGAATCTGCAGCCAGCACCACTTCGCCGTTCCCGACAAGAGCTAAAATTAGAGTCATAGTATCTCCTGTACCTACCCCAACGCCGAGCGGTAGCATACTAGAAGAGCGTGATCTTTCACTTTGCATTTTTGCTTCATTAAAAAACCCGCCTTTCGGCGGGTCTGGTTATTCGCTGTACAGCGGTGGCCAGCGTTTGATGCGTTTGTAGTTGTGAGTTTTCCAATCGGAAAAATCGGGACTGATACGAAGGAACGGTTCAACATCGAAACTGAGATAGGTTCTGTCTTTGAACATAATCCCGATTACGCAGTCGTCATCCATGGTCGAAACTTCGATTCTTTCAACGACCTTGCCGCGAACCACAGCGAACGGGTCTGGTTTGCGTCTCTTGCGGGAACGTGTAGTCTTGCTCTTAGCCATTGTCGCCTCTTATCAGGTGCTTTGGTTAGGGACGTGTCCAGCGTTCACGCGCTGGCATGTCCCGTTCTCTGCTTATAACTACATCCAACAAGAGAAGCAAAGGAAAAAGACGAATCAAAAAAGAAAAGCGTTTTGGTTAGTCATCTATATTATTGCCGAAGCAACAGCAACGGCAGGCGGTGTGAACGCTGGCAGGATATTCAGCAGGGCCACGAATGAATCGATGTACTTCTGCATATATGCGGTGTCGACGCTCACGCCGTAGGGCGCCAGGATCGACTTGACCACCGGCTCAAGAATCTGGATCGACTGCGCGGCCTTCTGCGCACCGGTTCCGCTCTGCGATCCCATGGCGGCGAACTTCTGCTCCGTGGACATAATGGTTGCGGCGGTAACGTGCAGCAAAGCGGCAATCGGCGGATCGGCGATCGCGAGTGCGGCTTCTGCGGCGGGCTCAAGCTTCAGCGCGAAGTCCAGACCCTTTTTGAAGTCCTGACCAACCGCCGTAAGAAACGATTTGAACGACATATTTTCCTGTTCTCCTGATTCAATTTTTGGAACTAAACTTTTGGGCTTTCCGGCCCCTGGGCGTTTGGGACTGTCCTCTGGCCGTTCATGCGCATAAAGAGCGCCGACACGGCAGCAGCGGCTTCCACGAAGCACCACTCACTCGGCTTGTCCAGATGGTGGACCGCGCACCAGATACCAGCGCTGGCGCCAACAACACCGAGGATGGAGAGAAGCATGTGGTCAAAATGGTCTTTCCAGAAGCTCATGCTGTTTTCTCCGGTTTCTTGGCAACAGCGCCCAGCATGGAAGCCGCGCCTTCAGCTTTTCTGGCCATGATGCTGAAGTAGGAACGCAGTTCGCTGCTGGCAGCGATCAATGCGCGTTCATCTTCGGTCGCATTGGCGTAGCGGCGAGTCCGCAACTCCGTGTTCAACTGGTCGGCGGTTCGCGCGAAGCTGAAGAGCTTCCTTTGTAGGGGCGTTAATTTTTCGTTCATACGCTCGCTTTCGGGCTGACCGGTGCGGGGGCAGCAACCGGCATGCTCTGTTTCAGTTTGTTGACCAGGGCCAGAAATGGCTCAAGGCCATTCTTCCCACCGTTGACCAGTTCCCTTACCCTCGTCCATTCGCCAGCGTTGGCGTGTTCTACGCACCGATGCCCTTTGAAGTACAGAGCGAATATCTCAGCCGCGGTCGTCGGTAACAGCGCAAGATCTGGATTAGTCTCAAGATCGATTCCAAGCAGCTTGCCGTAATTGCGGTAGTTGTTTCTGCCGGTGAGCTGGATAAATCCGCGTCCCGCAAACTTCACACCGTCACCGACCTGAGTATTCCCTAGATCGTGCCGCCCCTCGTAGGCGCGCTGGAAGTAGAGGTCGTTGCCGTACTCGTGAATCGGTATGAACGGTGGGCATTCAACCCGAATGGTCGCAATGGCCGCGATGGCTGCGTTGTCCGAATAGGCTTGGTGCTTCACCAGCGCGGCTTCAATCGCTGGCCAGGATACCGTTACGTTGTCGAGATGTGCGCCGGTGATTGCAGCGATTTTGGCGACCGATAGGGGGAAGCTCATTTGCAGCACGGCTCCCCGGTGTTGGGAACCACGCGAACAGCGCGGTCGTCCCAGAGTTCGATCATGCCGTAATCTTTGGTGCAGGTAACTTCCAGAGCAACGCCGAACTGGTCGGCGCACCATGCGTAAATAGCCTTGCGTGCCGCGATGGCTTCCTGTTGTCGCGCATGGAATTCTTCAAGTTCGTTGCGGCCATCCGAATGAACCGTCCAGCAGTCTTGCTCCGGTGGGCAGTAAACTCTCGCGGTGAAAACCTTCACCGTCTTGCCTTCGGCCAGCCAGCGCTTTACGCGCTCAACCATTGCCGGTATCGGTGCGCCGATGTAATCAGCGCCTTTCCAGCCGTCGTAATGTGCGAGGGTGCCGTCGAGATCGACACCGATCCAACCGTTTGAACTCATAAGTTTTATTTCGCCTCAACGCTTTTCGGCATCAGGTCAGCGTTCTTGCAGTGCCAGACTTTATGCACCGGATCGGTCAGCTTGCAGTCGCGGGGATCGACGTGGACAAAGACTTCATGCGGCAGGTCGAATCTCTGCTCTGACTTGTGACAGCCTGCCGCCGATAAGCAGAGAGCGAGAAGAAGGATTTTCATGGGAAATTAGAAACGGCCACCTTGCGATGGCCGTGTGCCCGGCGGTCGTCAGACGCTTCCGGGACTTGTCTTAGAAATTGAGAAAGTATTGCTTGTCGAACTCACTCACCGGATCGTGAGCTTTCTTCTTCAGGCTGCGGTGCGATGCTGGCGCGACCCGCAGCTTTACCGGCTTTTTCTGGTGCTTATTCGCCCTCACGTACCCACACAGCAGAGGGCATTCCCAGAACTCGATCTTCACCGGCCCGCTGGCCTTGTGAACGATGTGCGAGTTCAGCACCAGGAAGACCTTGTGCTTGGAGCATTTCAACCGTGTCGAGCGGATGGCCATAAATTAGCCCCAGATTACGAATAGGGCAAACAGGAACCAGCCGATACCAGAATAGCCGTGCGTGATGTACTCCAGATAGCCGCAGATTCCAGCGGCTCCGAGTGTCGCGATTGCCTTAGCTGTGTGTTTGCTCATATTAACCTGAGATGCTGCCTATCTTATTTCCGGCCTGAGTTTCAGCAGGCAATCACCACCGACGCGCTTCCAAATACCAGGGGCATTCGCGCCGAGCTTCTTTCTGGTTAGTTTTACGACTTTCTGCCCTGAGCTCGGATACCAGAAAATCTGTTGGCGGTCGCTCTTGCCCACCGGCTTACCGCATTCGCCGCAGTTGTCATCGACCGGTTTGATCATGGGGCTGCGCTTCTCTGAGAATCTCTTCAGCACGTTTCTCGCTCAGTCCGGTTAACCGGGCAACGTCGGCTGGAAGTTTGTAGCTGGTTGCGACCCGGTTCGCGAGTTCACACAGTTGCTGGAATGTAAGGGGCATTCTCGTTGCTCAGATACCAACGAATCACCGCACGCTTGGCTGCCATCGTCTTTGCGGCTTTAAACTCGGCCAGAGCTCCAAGCTTGGCTCTGCGCACCAGGCGGTCGTGTTTCTTGACCGGCTTTGGAGTCGGCGCTGGTCGTGGAGTCGCCAGAAGTTTAGGTGTAACTAAAGTCGTCGTCGGCTTCTCGAACTTCGGTGCGTTCAGCACTCCGCGGCACTTGCGGCAGCTTCCAGATACCGTCATGAACTGCTTGAGTTGGCAGTGCGGACAGATGACTACTTCGCGGTCGGTCACGGCTTGTCGAGAATCTTTTGCAGCACCAGTTTGATTTGGTGCAGTTCGGCTAAAATCTGCGCGTCGAGGTTAGGCACCGCAGGCGCAAACGTCACCGGGAATGAAGGAGCGGGAGTGCCACAACGGTGAAGCTCCCCATAGTTGACCCATGCTCCGCATGTGCAGGTACCGCCGCCTGAAAAATTAACCGGAGTTCCGCTTGTCTTTACGAAAGTCATTGGCATCATGCTTTCCACGTCACCTGATACGGTCTCCTGGGCGCGAGTCGCCGCTGGTTTCTGCGCTGCAGACCGTCGTTCTTCGCATACGCATCCCGGCAAAGCTTTCTGCCGCAGATCCCGATGTCGCCACGTGTTTTCAAATAAGGCTGCTCGCAAAGACTGCAGACCGCCTGGTTCACCACTTCGCGCGGTGTGTCCGCATGAAGAGTTTCGTACCGCACGTTCTGTATCGCTGTGCCCATATTCGGTGATTTTAAGCGGGGCACAAAGTTGCAGCCAATCTGCGCCGTGCTATGCGGCAATAGGCTTTGCTGATTTCGAACCCAAGAAAGTGGCGACCTAATCTCTTTGCCGCTACGAGCGTGGTGCCAGAACCGACATAGGGGTCCAGGATTGTATTAGGCTGATGGGCCAACGGAAATTGTTTAATGCACCACTCCATAACTTCTAGGCTCTTTTGTGTTGGATGAACCTTTACGTCCAGCATGGCCCGTGAGCGAGATAGTCCGATCCTTCGTACCGCGCCGGGGAATGAACACCAAGCTAACTCGGCATCGGCGAGAGAAAAATTGGTTTGACCCTTGTCCCAGATCAGCCATTTACTTGAAGCTGGAAGCAAATCCGAAAAATAATTCCCGCCCCAGATAATTGAGCGCTTGCCACAGCGTCTTATAGCCGTGAATATCGCAGGGCAGGGCCGCTTGTCATCCCATCCAGTGGATGGATATTTTCTCCATCCGTATTTTTCGCTACCGCGATTCGTGTCTGCCTTTATCCCGTATGGCGGGTCAACGATCACGGCATCAACGCATAGGTCTGGCAGCCTGTCCATCAGCTTCAGGCAATCGCCTTGCACCACTGTGCAGCAATCAAATGGGCCTATCTTGCGACCGCAGCCCTTCAACTACACGGTGCCATGGCCGTCCATGGTAATGGTGAGCGTAGAACTCTCAGATTCATCCCGCATTGCTGCCAGGCATCCACTTTGATTCTTGCCGCCTTCTGCGCCTGCTTTGACTTCAGGCCGACCAGGGCGCGCATCTCGTTCGCCGTAATTGCCGCCGGCGTCTGGTCCACGTCGCGGAATGTCGGCGTGACCTTGTAGCTCAGATCGTGTGGCTGGCGCTCGCCTTTGCAGCGCTTACCGGCAGCCAGAAGGCTCTTGTGAGTTTCTGATGTACCGGTAAGGCCGCAACGTTTACAGAATGAGACAACCTCGCCTGTCGCGAGCATCGTCTTCACTTTCGAGCGTGAGGCGGGAAACAGGACGCTCAAGGAAGAAGAATCCCACACGTCCTCTTTGACGTTACGTGAATTTCTTGGCATAAATTTTTTACTTGAGATACACGGCGACGCGCCGTAAAGACCGTCTGTCGTGGGCCTGACCGCCTAAAGCGGCACGGATATGAGGCGGGTAGAGCTTTAGAAGTGGCGCTTCTCAAACTGAACCTGCTGTAATTTCCTGCAACGACTGTTTCGGGGGCACCTCTACTATTGCTTTGTCTCTGGAACAATAGCAAGGGAATTTTGCTAAAGGCTCAGCTAGCTAAGGTGAAACACGGGGAGGTTGCGCGCTAAACTCGGCCACGCGCAGCCCTGTTTACACTCTGGGCGGCCAATTCCACTGGCAAGGCCCATCACCCTGCGTCAATCCCTCGTCCATGTGCTGACCTTTGGGGCCGAACACGAACAGACGCACCGAGCCATCTTCCGCCACGTTCTGAATGATCGCGGGTGATTGTTGCGGTGGATACTTACCGTCCGAACTTCCCGGATGGTTGTAGATAACGATTCTTCCGATTGTTGGCTTCAACGTGTTTCTCCTTTGAGTTCCTTCGTTGACCGATCAATACAGGCCTCGCATGTGTAACAACTCCCGAATCTGCCTTCTACTTTTGCACGCTCAACAACCATACGGCTTCCCGCTGGCTGAGTCATTGGCCCTTTGTGCAGAATGCTTACGCACTTTTGAGGAAACCGTGTTTTCACCCAAGCCGCACTGTGGCACTCAATAGTTTCATCGCCACCGCTGTAGAGATAATCCAGCGCATCCATTTCGGTACCGTTCAGTGGTTTGCTCACCGATACATCTCCAGTGTCACCTGATTTCTTCCACTCGATAGATTCACGGTCGCAATCTGCTCGCGCTCGCGCTGCATCAGCAATTCTGCCATTTCAGCCAGCGCGTCGATTCCGGCTCCTACACCCCAGTCACCGGCAAGCTTGTTGATTAGCTCCCAGGTGGCAAACTTCACCATGCAGCGCTGTAGTTTTGTCGGTCGGTCCTCAGGTAGAAACTTCCTGCGGCGAGTGACCCGAGGCTTGGAGCGCGTTCTCATCGGCCCACCGCTTCAACGTAGTTGCCGTCGGGAACGCCTGTTTCGTCGAGGTCTACCGCGCTCAAAGCGAACGGCCTGCCTGCGTACTCACCAGAAACTATTCTTGCCCCATGGTCGCCCGGGCTAGTCGCATAACAAAATAGGCAGTACCCCGGCCCCACCATGCATTGATCATCGAGGTCGAGAATTATTTCGCCAATGTCCTGCTGAAACTGTATCTGCTCAGGGCAGCACTTCAGCCAATCTGGCAGATTCTCAGGAGACTTCGGTCTGGCGCGCACTAACTTCATGCCGCCACCGCCGGAACACTACACCGTGAAATCTCACACGGTATCGTGATAGCTATAAACCGCACAGAATCAAGTGCATACAAGCTTTTTTGATGGAAAGAATAGTTGAAGCGGGATAGAGTCTTTTGCGGCGCGGGTTCCCGTGTAAGCGGGTTAATCGTGGGGGACACAGCAATGTCCTTTATGACCTGCGCCGTATTATAAGGCAAAGTAGCTGAATAAAATCAATAGCTTATTCGAGCTCTCGGTTCTGCGGCGCTTGTGCAGCATGAGGAACACCTTGAGGCAATAGTACTCTTTTGCACACTTTAGGTCGGTTTCATGCCGTACATAGCGGGAGCCGTTCAAAAACTACGTTCCACGGTCGCTCTGTGGGGTGGTACATCTTGCAGCCCATCTCAAGGGCCATCTGCTGAAGAAATTCGGTCACGTTTCTAGGCCCAGGTTCCATCAATCTGGCTTTGCCGCTGATTACATCGGTGATGTGTGCGCTCATCTCAACCGCGCTCATTTCTACTGTTTCCAAAGCCGAGCCATAGCGAAAAGCTTCCGTTGTCATCTCACACATTCCATATTGCGCAACGATCTCCGCAACGTGGTCACGAAGTTTTGTATAGGCTTTTTCGTCTCTCGGTCGAACGCCGATTACAGCCACGCAACCCTCCAAAAGTTAGTCCGGACGGTTTACTACCCGACGGACACCGTTTTCTCTCTCAATCCACAAGATACCTGTGTTATAGCTTTACTACCACATGAAACTTACGACGGGACGACGTGTCGAGAAGGTGCGTCCTCTGGACTGGATCAAATCCTGTCCCCAGGAAGAGTTTGTCGAGTTCGTGATAACTTCACTCAGAAAGCAGACCATGAAAGCTTTGGCGGCAACATGCTGAAGGAACCAAAGGAGCCTCGCGCTGCGCGCTCGGGACTGGAGCGCGCTACCGCGCGCGGATTCGAACCCCAGACCCTCGAAGACCGCAGCAACATGAAAGGCTTCGCCAGACACCGTGCGCCATCAGGCGAGGTTACTGTGGGTATAGGAGATAAGTTCATTTGGCCGGGAGATGATGTGTCTCGCGGTCTGTCGGTACGAAGCGGTTGGTAGCCACAAAGGAGGGAACATGAATCGATTTCTAGGACTGTGCGCACTGCTGGCAGTAGGCGTTGCGGCATGGAATTACACCCACATAGCCATGCCGACAGTCGTGTTCCGCCCTCCTGTTCCTCCGCCATGGAATGAGACAGTCGGCTTCTGCATCGGCTGCACAGCCACCGAGCGGACACAAATATATGCCGGGAAGGTCCTCCCCGGCGATAAGCCGTGGAGAATCGAGGGGGTATCTATTACGCTCGGTTCTGACGAAAATCCCAATTACATCGGCTGCTCTACGGTCAACAAGGCCAAGTGATTTCGGTATGATTGCCCCATGGAGGCTTTCACAATGGAAAACACTCGCTCAATCTACGGCGGCGGTGTCCTGCTCAATGGAAACGCTGAGACAACACTTTTCGGCTTCAACCAAGACGGTAATCCGGTCCTTGCCCACGTGCCGATCGGCAAACTGCTCAACACCATCACCCACCTGTCAGAGAAATTCAAGCCGGTCTCGCAAGCCGCAGCGGTCTTCTGCTACACCAACGATGGCAAAGTCCTGTGGACCCTGGTGGATGACAAGCTCAAGTCTTTCACTGATGTCATTCCCATTGAGAAGTGCTGGGGAGCGCTGGAGCAGATCGGAAAATTCACGCCGGTCAACAGAACCCAGGTAGCGGCCTGAAATAACAAAACCCCGGGCTCCCTTGGACCGAGGTCTTGTCTGGCTGTGCACGATTCGGGTCTTACGCAGATCCCTGCCAGTATACCGCTTTTAAGCGGCTCTCTTCATCCGTGTGACCTTTTTGTTTTTCGCCTTCGTCTTCTTCGTCTTTGTCTTTCCAGTTGCCATGATGAACCCCTTGAGCGCAGAAGCGCTGAGGCCATGTTACACAAATAGTTGGTCGGGGTGAGAGGATTTGAACCTCCATAAGCATGCTCCCAAGGCATGTGGGCGACCGGATTACCCGACACCCCGACATTGGTGGACACGACTGGATTCAAACCAGCGCCTACCGGGTGCAAGCCGGCCGTGCTCTCGCTAACACTACGCGCCCACATTTTGGAGCCGGCGACGGGAGTCGAACCCGCTTACTCTCGCTTACAAGGCGAGTGCAGTTCCAACACTGCTGCGACCGGCAAACTTTGGAGCCAACGCTGGGAATCGAACCCAGGCCACGCGCTTACCATGCGCGTATTCTGCCACTAAACTACAGAGGCTCTGGAGCCAAGGGCCGGAGTTGAACCGGCGACCTCCGCGTTACGAGGGCGGCGCTCTGCCGTCTGAGCTACCCAGGCTCATTGGAGCGGGTTGCTGGACTTGAACCAGCGTCTCCGGTTTGGAAGACCGGGGCACAGCCCCTATACCAAACCCGCCCATAAAACACTAAAGGCTCCCACTTGGGGAGCCTCGGCGAAAACAAACCTTCAGCATCCCCTTATGTGTACACTCCACCCGTAGTGGCTGGTGTCGCTGTCGGGGTTGCCGTGATGAAATTCATTGAGGTTTAAAGGTAGCAGAGTTCTCGCCGTTTTTCAATAAGCAAAATCACCATACTCGAAACTATCATCAAAGCGACAAAGGAGAATCGCATGAACTTACAAGCAGTCCTTGCAGACTTTCGGAAAGCACAAACCATCATCGGCGATGGAATCGAGTACCTGGAGAACGTCGTCGGCACCCGCGGCAACGTCACAACCATCCGGAATCCGCGCACCGTCAACCGAACCATCGCGGTACCGGGAAAGCGCAAGCTCTCGGCGGCGGCGAAGCAGAGAATTTCCCAGGCAATGAAAGAGCGCTGGAAAGCACGGAAAGCAGCGCTGGCAGCTGGGAAGAAACCTGTTCTGGTAGGTCGCGGGAAGACACCGGCGAAAGCGGCCTGAGTTCACCAATAGCAAAGCCTCTCCGGTTCGCGCCCGCTGACAACCACCAAGTTGTACGGGTACAGCACCTTTGAGGCTCTGGAGAAATTGCCGTGGAAGCCGCTTCTCAGAAATTAGTATGCAATAGACCGCGCTGAGAGGCAAGCACTAAGCCGCGCTGTCAAGCAATTCGCGCAATTCTTTCAACCATTCAAGCGGCACAGACTTTCCGGCATCAGCGTACCTCTCCATCGCATCAAGCAGGGCGTTCACGCGCTCGGATGTAACCTTGTCGCGCCAAATATTTCTCGGCATAATTCCTATCGGCGGTGCTGCCATCACTTCGCCTCCACCACAAACTTTTCATCCGGCCATTCGGAGCGTCCAATCAGTCCGTTCATCTCGCGCAGTACCGGATCCACCGCTTTGATATTCCGCTTACCGTAGGTCCTCTGTCTTTCGTCTCGGCTAAGAAGATGGTACTTCAGGGATTTTCCCACTTGGACCGCCGGTTCGCCCTTGGCGTCGATCCCCTTGCCGACAAAGACTCCGCGGGCCAGCACGGTATCAATGATCTCCTGGCGCGGTAAAGCTCGGTCGCGTTCGTTGAGCAGAAGCAGGATCGCTTCAATGACGTCCATGCCGACGTAGGGCAGGTCGGCAATCGCTCGTGGATGCGGCTCGGCGCCTTGGCCGGCGCGGATGGCCTCAAGCTGTGCGCATGCAGCTTCAGCGGCCGTAAGGAACAGCCGTGCTTTCTTCATCTGGTCGCGCAGAGACTCAAGCGTTCGGAGTATCGTGTCCTCGATGCTCCCGCCGGCCTGAGTCTCCGGTGGTTCTCTCTTGGGCAAAGTACTTCTTCTCTCGTTACATTGCTCGGCTGATACGGGCAATCAAGTCCGCCTTTCCGAGCAACATAAAAACGTGTTTTATGAGCTCACTCAAAATATCATACTGCGCTCGAACCAGCTCTCCTTTGGCAGAGATTGACGTTACTTTCCTGAATACCCCGGTCAGGTACAGACTGTTGGCCATTCGGTGCGTTTCCACACCCTGGACCCGGGCTTCAATGACGTGAAACGTCAATTCGCTGTCATCGGTGAGTGAGTCGTCGAGCTTGTCTAAAAGTTCAACCGCCAGCCTCGACTTCTGCTTTATTTGCCCCATGTAAATCATCCATTCTTTCCGGTCGAGCAGATCGGGGTACTTCACTGGTATCTTTTCCTGCTCAACAACGAACCGCTGCAGTATTCCAAACTGTTGCCTCATGGCCAGAATCATGTCGAACCTCATCTAAACTTTCGGGCTTTTTAGGTATGAGTTGGTCTTACCCTTAGCCTGGCACCAAACATTTCTGCGAGACCAAATTCCTGCAGTACGCGATCAAGTTGTTCATCGGCGATCATTCCCGGGTCACGTTCCTTTTCGAGCAGAACACGCGCCCAAACAATGAGTGAGATCAAACACGCCACCAGCCCTATGCGCTGAGCAGCGTAGATGGATATGATTTCCTGGCCGGTCAGAAAGGTGGCCAGCCAGTTGGTTCCAAACGAGCACAGAAAACCGATTACGATTCCCGCTGGCTTTGAGCGCCACGAGATTCCCAGATGCTTTGAGTAGACAACCATCAAGGCAAGAGTGACGGCAGAGGCGCTTAAAACCACGGTTTCAAGGTTGATGAGTGAGTTGAAGTAGGCGTGCGCGGAGTGCGCGCGGAAGAAACTAATCAGCACCACGGTCAGCGGACAGATGACAGCTAAAACCAGCGTGCGGAATCGTGTCAGCGTACCGGGCGGAAGCGAAGCGGGAGACCCAAAGGTTTGACGCCACAGTGAACCGACGACCAGTAAAGCGATGAAAGGGCCAACTGCGGCCATTACCATGTTGATCACGGTGTACAGGCGCAAGTCGCGCGTGATGAACGCAACGGCCATCAATATGAATGTTTTTGTAGTTACAAAGTAGATGTACTGCGGGAACCAAGCGCAGCGGATTTTTCTGCGTATGGCCAACACCGAAAGCACAGACTGGCCGAGTGCCAGTGTAATCCAGAGGATCAAATCGAGCGTCATAGAGCCGCACTCCCGGTCCAGTGCGACCCCATGAACGCGGAAACTATTTCTGGCGCGGACAGGAAATCGGCGGTGGACAGATTGGATCGCAACAAAGCTGCTGGGGTGTTACTACTGGGCCAGAGGTGACTACCTGGCGCGATTGATGATTGTACGCTGCTGCAAGGGTTGCGGTGAACACTATCCCGGCAAGTGTCAGATAAATTTTTCCTAATGTAGATTTCATGTGGCGCTCCAGACCGCAGGTTGCGGCTTGGAACGAATTGTAGCTTTATTTGGTTCATAAGTAATCACCCGTTGGTGGTGTATCGAATTTGGAAACTAGACGTTTACTCCTGCATCGCTAAAATTAGGCACTTCTTGACTGAGGCGCTTGGCTGCAATCTCGCAGTACTTTTCCTCTATCTCTATGCCGATGGCAGGAAGCTTGGCTAAGATCGCCGCACTGAGAGTGGTTCCGCGGCCCATAAATGGATCGATTACCAAACCGTCAGCGTAAAACCTGAGCAGCCATTCCATGTGGGCAAGCTGGCGTGGACATGGGTGTTCGTCGGTTCGGCCAAGATATTTACACGCGGTCTGCCCGCTCAATACCCGCCGACCCTTTCGCGACTTCGGCGCCGTACCAAACACGTAGGCGACATCGCCACCGTAAAGCATCCGTCCCATTCTGATCGGCCGATGGAAGGCCAACCAGGCGACACGCAAAAATGGAAAACTGCTCGGAATTGCTGCAAGGATTCGCGGGTCGGAAGTCTGTCCAAGGTGAATGACTATGCGCTGCGTGACCGATGGGAAACACTCAGCAGCTTCACGGAGCAAGCCGTAAGGGTCGCCGGCGCCGGCGAGGCAAGGCTTCGAGTTCGGCCAAACCGGATCAGTGATAATCGAATCGGGCCATACAGTCAACTGCGGCAGAACTTCACGCGCATCGCCGTGGTAGATCGTTATTCCACCGTGCTCGTAGTATGGCTTCATAAACCTCAGGTGTGCCGTAGGTGTGCCGTAAATCACCCGCAAATGCGGGTAAATACGGGTACATCAGACACGTGTCCGTGCGGGCCTTGAAATGGGTAAATACTTGAAAGGAATGGCGCGCCCTGAGAGATTCGAACTCCCGGCCTTCTGATTCGTAGTCAGTGAATCTAAAGCCTGAAATTCTTTCTACCGCGTTGATTCCTCAAGCATTACCACAGTCTTTAAAAACAAGGTGTGCCGTAAAGTGTGCCGTGATTTCACTGGTACCTTACGGGTTGTTGCTGCTTCTGGCCGCGATCGTTCATCGCTTCCCGCAGTGTGTCTGTGTCGGGGTGCTGATAGCGCAGGGCTGTTTTGATGTCCTTGTGTCCCATCGCTTTCATCACCAGTGGCAGGTTGCCGGTTAGTTTTACCCCTTGGGTCCCGAAGTCGTGGCGTCCACAATAGAGCACCAGATCCTCAGGGAGTTTTGCCGCCCGCCTGGCAATCCGGAAATACTTGTTCATGGTCTTCAGGTGGCCGGTCTTGTTGCGCTTCGATGGAAAGAGCCAGCCGGTTCGCCGCTCACCGATCCGAGACACCAGAACGTCCAGTGCCCGGTTGGTGATTGGAACCTCGCGCCGGCCAGACGCTGTTTTACTGTCCGGTACGAAGATCACCTTTTTGTTGCGGTCGATGTTCTCGATCAGGACCTGGAACAGTTCCCTTTCGTTCCTCATCCCGGTCTCGCGCATCAAGATCACCACGTCAGAGAAAAGCGCGAAGGTCTTCTTTCTCCATTTCAGCTTCCCGGCCGCGGCCAGCAGTTTCTGTTCGAAGGCTTCGGTCAGCACCTGTCTACGCCCCTGCTCGGCCCGCAGAACAAACTTCGGGGTTTTACGTATTAACCCCCAGGTCGATTCGGCCAGCCGGAGCATTCTTCTGAGCGTTCTGAGCGCGCAGTTTGCGTTCGACGGTGAACCGGGCAGAGGAATTACGTTCAGCAATTCTGCCGTGATGCCGTCGATTCGCATATTGCGAAGTGGAGTCGATTCGAGCAAGCGCCATCCGCTTCGGTAGTACGTTTTTGTTTTTGACTTCCGCTCGGTCTGGTCTACGAAGCCAAGGAACTTCACGGCCAGTTCGGCGAGAGTCGGTGTCTTTTTGGGTATCGGATCATCACCGGCATCAATCAGCTTTGAGAGCTTCATGGATGCAATGGTGGTGGCCCGGTTCTTGTTTGTTTCCCCGGTTGAACCACGGTAGCGCTTACCGCCTACCGTGAAGTCGTAGTGCAGGAACTGCGATTTCTTTTTCTTGAAAAGTTTCATGCGCTGTCCTGTGCGGCCCGCACGGAAGGCACATGTGTGTTCGCCCGGATAAACGCCAGGAGAACCCGCACATCATAGCGCACGATGCCCCGCTTGCCACTTCCAATCTTTATATATTCCGGTCCGGTACCCTCATAGCGCCAGCGCTCCATGGTGTGAGGAGTTACCGCCAGCATCTCGGCGGCTACCTTCTGGTCTACGAGTTGAGGGAATTTCTCAATCATGAGAGCTTGACTAGAACAACAATGACCGTCCGCGTGAGCGTTCCTGATTCCTTAAAGGACTTCTCCGGCAATTCCTCGATACTCCCGTATCGCGCAACATGTTCGCGGAAATCAACTGCTTTCTTTTCGCGCCTGAACGTGAGAGACGCGCTGGCAATCGAAACAAGGCGACCGCCGGGTTTGAGCAATTCCCATGCATGCATGATGTGATCTATATCGGCCAGTGGTGCGCCTTTGGTGCTAAATGGCGGGTTCATCACAATGCGGTCATAGACCGGGCCTGGGGCGTACTGCAGGAAATCACTAGGCACAATGAATATTTCGCAGGCAAATTTGTTTTGCCCGTCCTGCAGCAACGCAAGTTTTTGGAGTAGCTTGGGGTCATTCTCGACTGCGGCTAGCTGAGCTTTCCGGCGGGTACGCACTACGGCTTCAACAATGTTGCCGGTTCCAGCGCTTGGCTCAAGAACCGCATTTCCGTCTTCAATCTCGGCCAACCTTACCACGTAGTCTGCCAAGTCTGGCGGCGTTGGGAAGTAGCCATTGCGCGATAGCGGTACCGCCAGCCCCGTCTGAATGCAACCCTCAAGTAAATCCGCGATTTCAGGTTCGGGCTCATTAAATAAGTGGGCCTTGGCTTTTTTGTTCCACTTCCCGCCGATGCCCTCAAGCACGGCATTAACTTCCATGTAGAGCTTCCGATCAAGCATCGACGGCGGAAGCTGGACGGCATTGCCTGCGACGGCGCACTCGCTTAAAACCGCCAGCGCGTCAGTAGAAATACGTTTCTCTCTTTGCATGTCTAATCCCCTTTCCCTTCCCCTTCATCTACTTACCGTGAATACTGCACCGTTGCCGATGCATCAAGATACCGTGTTACTTTGGGGACTGTAATACAACACTACCTTGATTGCAACAAGAATTTGTACAAATATCAAATTTTCCTCTTGACAGGCAAAAAACAAGGGGATACTGTTAGCACGATCACGGTATCTTGAAGGACGTAAAAGCACCCATGAAAAAATCGACAAAGAAGCTGGTACCACAGCACGAGCTCACCATAAAAGAGCGCGAATTCTTTGAAGCTTTGAAGGACATGACCCGGAAGCGTGGCGGCAAGAGACCGGCAAACGGCGAGATCGCAAGAGAAATGGGTCTCGATCCTGGCCGCGTGACAAGGCTTATGCAGATGCTTTCACTGAAGGGGTATTACGCGGTCGAAGAGACAGTGAGATTCGCATAAAAGAGGTTGGGGAGATGTCGCGCAGTCTGAGGTTCCTGAGCCACCCGTCGATTTCTCCCCAGCGTAACCGCAGCTAACCGAGAACTGGAGTTCCTGCCCCATGACAACCACCCGAACGAACCGTACCAACCGCGTAGCTGTTGGCGCGAGTGTGGCCGTTCTCTTCTGCCCCGCCAAGCACGGTTTAATCTTCGGAGTATCCATCGACCGCGTAGACCTTGATCGCGTCCAGGCTGCCGGATTCTGGCGGGTCGCGAATTCCTACCCTAATGGCAAGCGCTTTAAGTTGTACGCCTACACCACCGTATATGGGAACGGCCCTAGAAGGCGCGTCTACCTGCATCGCTTCCTGACAAATGCGCCAGCGGACAAAGAAGTAGGCCATACCAACAATCGCGGAACGGACAACCGGCGCTCCGAAAATCTCGCCGTGGTAACTCACCAGCAAATCATGCTCAACCATGTAAGACGCCAGCCGCCACGGCAAAAAGTGAGCAACTGGCCAGGTGTTAAGCAGCTTCCGGAATACAACTCTTGGCTGAACATGCGTCGGAGATGCCACGACCCTAACAACAAGAATTTCCCTAGTTACGGCGGAAGGGGGATTGCGGTTTGCGAAAGATGGAATTCATTCCGGTCTTTCTTGGCGGACATGGGGCCTAGGCCAAGCGGATTAACGCTGGAACGTATCGACAACAACGGCAACTACGAGCCTACAAACTGCCGTTGGGCAAGCAAAGCAGAACAGAGTCGCAATCGCCGCCCCGGAAGTGAGTGGAAGACCAAAGGAAGGAAGGCCTCCTGACATGAATACAGAAATCACCGCAGACCGCCTGAACACACCGGAGCCGGAACCGGAAATAGCGCGGCAGATCGACATTCTGCTCGGTGCGCAGGAAATCATCATGAAGGCCCGGGTTGTGACCATGCGACTTCAGCCGGTACACGACAAGCTTTGCCGGGTCGCAACCTACCTCAATGCTCAGGCCGCTGAACTCCTGAAAGAAGCAGAGGCCGACCATGCCTAAGCTCTCACCCTGGTTCATCTTCGTTTGCGGCTTCGGTCTTTCTCTCATCTTCTGCGCTCTTGGCGCTGCGTTCTATGGATTGGTGGTGGGGCTATGAGCCATCGCACGAAAACGCTGATTGGTTTTGTCTTGGCGATTATTTGGGGTGGGCTTTGGTGGCGATACTCCACCTTTGCAAATGGCCTGATAGGTAGCAGCGCCCTGCTTGCGGGATGGTTCTTCGGAGATGTCATCAGGTGGCTACGGAAAAGGAAGGCCGCATGACCGCCTCTCCTGCTCCAGCACTCGTCAAGATGCAGCCGGTGACGTACTACCACTGCCTTCATTGCAAGGTCCTGCACTTTCAGGACACCGACGAACCGCTGTACATCACGCACCTGTACTGGCAGTCAAGAGAGGGCAGACAACTTCTCCATGAAACACAGGAAGAGCGGAGAGCGAGGTACGGACTGTGACACCGGAGAAAGCAGCTAACGCTCTATTCACGCTCATGCTTCTTGCCGTGGGCTGCTGGCTCGGCTGGGCCATTGCCGTAGGAGGTAGCCGGTGAGCCACCTTGTCCAATGCAACCGCTGTAAGACGACTCTTGAAACGAACGAAGAAACATTCGGTCTTGAATGGTCGGCCCTCAAAGACGAGAACGCAAACGCGATGGCCACAGAGGAAACCTTGCATTTATGCAGTGCCTGCACCAAGGCGTTTGGAGTTTTCATGCAGCAGGACGGAGCCGCATGAGTCTCTGGTCGCGCATCTTCGGCTGCTCACATAAGCGCCTGAGCTCTCCGTTTACTCCGGTGAGAAATCGTCCAACGTCTGCCGCGCTTACACCGGCGGCGCTGGTGACTGGGACTTATCAAGTCTGCCTGGATTGTGGCCGTGAATTTTCGTACTCGCTTGAGTCGATGTCGATTGTTTATCCACGTAGGTCGAAACACAGAGAGGAGGCAGCCATGCGGGCCGAGCAGTGAAAAGCGGCCCTCAAGAATAAACCAAAGTGCAAGGCCAGAACATTCAGACTCCTTAGGCCCGTAGCTCCGAAACCGGCTGCGGGCCATTACCAGCAAACCGGAAAGGGAAATTATGAAAACGATGCTGTTGCAACACGCGATTATTTTGGGCGACACGCTGAAAAAGGGCGATCCGATGGAATGGCTTTCAATGGATGGCTCTTGTGGCTGTGCTCTGGGCGGTGCGCTTCTGGCCACCGGGATAACGGCGGAAGAATTCTGGAAGGAACTTATACCGTTGCCGTCGGGCTACGACCCAATCCCAGAAATGGAATGCGTTAAATCGCGCTGGCCGTGGCTGACAGCCAAGCACATTCAGGACATCAGCGAAATTTACTTTCTGGTCCATGATGGCAAAAAGGCCATTGAGGACGTCGCCGCTTACGTGCGGTCTGTCGAACCGGTTACGCAAGTTGGAGCCCTGCGGCCCACCGAAGAGAAAGAACTGGTCACCGCGTAGCCATGTCAACCGCTCAAGCCATCCCGTTTTTCTCTGGCGGTCGCCAGTTTCTGTTTGACGAGAAGTCGCACACTTGTTGGGATGAACACGGCAAGGTGATTCCCTCGGTCACACAAATTCTGACCGAGATGAACTATTCGAACTATGCCATCGTTGAGCAAACAAATCCGCTGGCATTGGAGCGTAAGCGCCAGATCGGAAAACTTGTCCACCAGGCGGCCCACTACTTTGACATCGGCGACTTGAACGAAGAGCGGGATGTTGATCCCTGGCCGGTCGTGAAGCGTCGGCTCGGCGGCTACAAGCAATTCCGCGTCGATACCGGCTATGTTCCGCTAATCAACGAAAGCCGCTACATCTTTGAAACATTCGGTATGCGGTACACCGGGCAGATTGACTCACTTGGAACCATCGGCAGACGCTGGGCACTGGTTGATATCAAGAATGCCAGTGGCGCAGCGCAGCGTTCTTGGGGGCTGCAGGAATGCGCTTATGAGGAAGGGATCAAAGGCCTGATCCGAGCTGGCCGTTTCCCGGTTCCGCTGACACCGGAACAATCCACGGGCATTCTATCGGGTCCGCTGCTGAAGATTATTCCTCAGTTGTTCGACGACGGCACGTACAAGCTTTACACATCGGATGACCCGAAGAGCAAGGTGTTCTATCCCGAAGATTTAAGAGTTTGGCAGAGCGCGCTCTGCATAGTTCTCGACAAACGCAATCACTGAAAGGAAATTTTATGTCCACCGTACCAACAGAAACTCAATTAACCACCGTACCGGCAGCGCCAGAGATCCAGAGTCCCGATGCCGATACCATGCGGCGGTCCATGGCCGTCATGCGCACGCTCACGTTTTGCGAGAGCATTGCGGTAATCCGCGACGGCAAGCTTGCGGAACTCAAAATCAAAGTATCCAGCCCGGACGAGTATCAACGCGCCGGCCAACTCCTACTCACGGCCAAAAGCTACATGAAAGACCTCGAAGAGACGTTCGAGCCGGAAAAGACGCGCCGGTTTAACTCTCATCGCGAACTGTGCGCCGAACTCAACCGCGGCATGGCGCCAGCCGAAGCGATTGGCAAAGCTCTGTCCGCAGCGATTACCGGCTTTCAGCGCGAAGCCGAGCGGCAGCGGCAGGCCGAACAGGCGCGGCTTCAGGAATTGGCGCGCAAGCAGGCTGAAGATGAACAGCGCAAGCGGCAGGAAGAGAACGCTATCAATGCCGCGATCGAGGCCGAGCAATCTGGGAACAAGGAACTGGCCGAGCAGATCATCTCTGCGCCGATCGATTCAACTCCTGCCTGGGTACCGCCGGTCATTCTGCAGTCCAGTGTTCCCAAGATTGAAGGCTTGAGCAGCCGGAATATCTGGAAAGCGCGGATCAAGGGCGATCCCGGGACACCGGAGTACGAGGCCAATTTCCTGCTGCTGGTGAAAGCAGTTGCTGAAGGCAAAGCGCCGATGTCGCTCTTGAAGTTGAACGACACCGCCCTCAATCAACTCGGCAAGGCCATGAAGACCCAGCTCAATATTCCCGGCACAGAAAGTTATCAGGATACCGGGCTGGCAGGACGTGTCTAGTAATTCGCCTAAGCCGGTGTGTCCCGAATGTGGCGCACCGCTGACCGACGGCGCTTGTACGAATACTTATTGCGCTCTTTGCCCGTCGAACCCGACTGGTAAGAGCGTTCACAAGGAGAAATGAAATGGAAATGCACGAAGTAAAAGACAGCAGCATGTTTACCCATCAGGGTTATCACGATGGCGAGTTACACCTGGTCTTCAAGAATGGCGGCCAGACACATGCTTACGCCATTACCCCGCAACAGTATGCCGAGTTTCAGGCAGCACCGAGCGCGGGCAAATGGTTTCACCAGAACATCAAGAACAAGATCGAAGGCCGCAAGGTACAGACGGTGACGCAATGCGCATGATCAAACTCACAACCGCTGATAGCGACACACCGTTCTTCGTGAACGTCGAGGCTATCAGCGCCATGTATCCACACAAGGATTTCACGATGGTTCACTACTCGCAATACACGGGCAGTTCGACGTGGGCCGTCAAAGAAACGCCAGAGTGGATTATCGCGCTGGGCGACATTCAGCTTCTTGTATGAACTCAACCGACAACACGAGAGAGGACAATGATATGGCAACAGCACCAGCTACCAACCGCACAGACGCGGCCCCAACCCAAGACCAACAACCAACCGCAGCGCTCGCTACTCAGGAGCAACCGAAACCTCAGATACTCCGGCCACAGGTTCCTGTCGGCTTCGGCGTTGTACTCAGCAGCCTGGATGAAGCTTGGCGCATGGCGGTCGCGATGGCCAAAAGCGATCTAGTTCCCAAAGACTACAAAGAAAAACCGGAAAACTGCCTGATTGCTATGCAGATGGGCGCGGAAGTTGGCTTAGCTCCGATGGCCGCCTTGCAGAATATCGCGGTCATCAACGGGCGTCCGGCGATATGGGGCGATGCCGTTCCAGCGATCATGATGAACCACCCGAAGTACGAAGACCACAAGGAAGTATTCGAAGGAACCGGCGAAAGCAGGGTGGCTATATGCCGAGTTAAGCGCAAGGGTTCCGATTGGCATGAACAGCGCTTCTCCGTAGCGGATGCCAAGAAAGCCGACCTGTGGGGCACAAACACCTGGAAAAAATATCCCGACCGCATGTTGCAAATGCGTGCGCGGGGTTTTGCTATACGCGACAAATTCCCCGATGCGCTCAAAGGGTTGATCCTCGCTGAAGAGGCAATGGATTACTCCGAGGATAGTATTTCGCGTCAGGAATCAGTTAGGGCCACCGTAGCGCAAGAGCTACCCGTAGACATACGCCGAGCCTCAGACACGTCACCAGAGCCAGCAGCGCCACAGCAGCGTACCGGATATAACGAAGCTGCCAACCTCGAAGAAGCTCGCGCAAAGAACTCCCAATTTACCCGCTTCAAGGAACTACATGAGCAGATTTATCTCTTGGATCCAGAAGCGGCCGGGAAGTTCACCATGGGCGGCTCACCGGCAGAAGTCGAGAAGATGCTCGGTGAGATGGGAACCCTTGCAGCAGTCTTGCAGGAGCAGAAAGATATCGCCGACAGGGCAGCCAAGAAGAAGCCGGAAGTACAGGGGATCAAGAAAGGCGATCTTTTCGGGCAATGAGCACAGCAACCATCATCGCGCCAGTCTGCCCGGAGTGCAGCTCACCTATGCATCTCCGGGAGACCAGGCGTTTCAGTTACGCCAACGGCAAGCCGCGCAAGTTCTGGGGCTGCTCACGGTATCCCGATTGCCGCACGGTACACGGAGCCCACCCGGACGGCAGACCTCTAGGCGTACCGGCGAACGATGCCGGCAAGAAGGCGCGAATCGCAGCGCATGAAGAGTTCGACGCGATGATCAAAGAACGAGGCTGGGGCCGGACCGGGGCCTACGTCTGGCTCTCGCGCAAGATGCAGCTACCGGAAGACCGGTGTCACATCGGCCAGTTTGACGAACAGCAGTGTGCGCGTGTGATCGAGATCGTACAGGCCGCACGCAAGAGGACGAGGAAAACAGCGTGAACAGAAACGACCTAATCAGAGCATTGCGTGAAGTTGATGGATTGCCCGATCCGCCGATGAAACGAGGGAGAGGGCCAAAACGTCGGCATATTTACGAGGCTGGCAGTGGGCCGCAACTTAAGCCATCAGGCAGATTTTATATGACATTTGCGGCTTATCCCGGTGGGTCGTCAGAAGAAATTCCTTTGTCTCTGATTGAGGAATTGGAGCGCGAAGGGATCATCATGCGGGAGTCTCCAAAATTCCGCAGTTGGGTATTGGCCGATAAGGAGAGCGCAGCGTGAACAGAAATGAAGCAAAGCAGATAGCCGGTTCAATGTTGGAAGTCGGCAACGTGTACCACTTTCATGCGGTGAGCCTAGGAAGGTGCAACTTGAAGTTTCTAGGCGGTTCGCGGTTCCAGGTTGTAGCCGGATTCCTTCAATCCCAGAAAGACAAAAAGAAGCGCTGGAACGAAGGCGACGAATTGACCTTACCGAACTACGGCATTGGCAAGTTTTACGAATTGGCCGATCCGGAAGAGGTTATCTGAAGTGATCCAGAAAGGAACAAGATGGAAGCCGAAGAGGAGTTATTCGCGTGCGCTTACTCGCACTGCCATAAGGTCGTCACGCAGTTCCCGTTTGAAGACGAGAACGGCAATAAGTTTTGTAGCCCGTTCTGTAGACGGAAAGAGAAAGAGACGCGGAAAGCCGCGATCGAAGCACTCGAAGCCGATCCCGAGGACACCGTTTCCCGGAAGGTTGGATGAGCGCAGCTACATCACCAAGGGTGGCAGAGTACGACTGTTTGGCGAAGATTACCAGGCGTTGCGTTGGGCGGCATATCAGCGCAGCAGGATCAACAAGAACCATTTGCCGTTGTGTGAATGCGGTTGTGGAGAGTTTGCGTTTTGGACTCCTGTGATTCTTCAATCGCGCGGCGACGTCGCCCACAATGAACACGGTGCCCGGAAGTCAGATGAACTACACCGCATTAAGTGGCTACGTCGTGGATGTCACAGCGATTCGCATAACGCCGGCGGTAAACCGGTACCAAAGAAATAAAAGGGTGATCATTGGCTGATCAGGAATTCAAATTTTTGGCGATCAAAAACTGGGATAAATACCAGTCCGACGACAAGGGTAGGGTTCGCGGAGGCTCGTCGCCATGGGTGAAGGATTGGACCGACAAGGAATCAGATGACGGATATATGGCCCTTACAGTGTTCCAGCGGTACATCTTGGATGGATGCCGGAGACTACGCGGCAAGTTCGGAAAGAACATACCAAACGACCCCATGTACGTTGCACGCGCACTGCACATAGGCCGTACGGATAGGCCACACGTACGTCACGCGGTAAGTACGCTGACAGTACGCGGTTTTTTACTCCTTTCGAATCAACAACTTGATTTTACAGATAAAGATATAGATAAAGAAGAAGATATAGATAAAGAAAGATCTAAACCTTCCGCTCGTAAAACTCGCGGCAAAAAAGTGATCGATCCCAGGTATCAGCCCTTCTTGGAAGTCCTGCACCGGTACTGGAAAAAGTTTGGGGAGAAACTGCGGTTCGAATTGTGGTTCGGTGATCCCGGCGGAAGCCAATTAAAAAACCTTCTAAAACGCCACAAAGCTATGACGGCTGAAGAGTTTTATCAGTGTGTGGCGAACCGCGCGCGCAGTCCAGGTGTGAAGCATGAAGAGCCGTTTTATTTGTGGGCTGGGCACATTTTGGAGTGGGTTGCAGGACCGAAAGGATTAAACGGAAATGGCAACGGACAGATTAATAAAGCCGACCAGCGCGAACGGCAGCGAGATGCCGGATGGGCGGACACACTCCGCAAGCGAAATGGAACTGGTGGTGTTTCTGAGGGCGGCGGAAGCGGATTACGACCAGAACTTGAGCGGGGAGCGCCGGGAATTATACCTGGGCCTATTGGACCTGCCAGAGAAATTCTCAGTCCGCGAGATCATCCGCGCGTTCGGGGAAGTACAGATTGAGCAGCCCGGTGGATGGACTGGTTTTCCCAAGCGGCCAGATGTGATTGTTCGCATCCTGGCAAACCGCGATTCGGCAGCAGAGCAGTTGCGAGTCGCAAACGTCGAGCGGTCACCAGATCCTATGTGCCAGCGGTGCTCTGGTACTGGCTTTGAGCGCGAGTGCAACCGAGTCAAGAAGTGCGTTTGCTGGGCGCCACGGCCAAAGATTGAATCCAGACCACAACTCATGCCGGCGGTTGATGACCGCAAAACACTGGCCGATGTCCTGAAAACGGCAGCGAAGGACGTACCGGAAGCTACGCCAGAAAAATTGGCCAAGCCGTTTCCCGGTTCGATCTATTCGACCTATGCGCCATCCGATGCCGAGATTGACCAGAAGAAAGCCGAAGCGCTGAAGTTAGCCGAGAAGTTTCACACCGAGGAGAGACCGTGAGCAAACAAGCATATCCGCTGTCGTGGCCTGAAGGCTGGAAGCGTACAGCGGTCAACAACCGCAAGCGGGCGCAGTTCAACAAGAAAGAGACTCAGTACGGAACGCCCGACACAAACGGTGTGCGCCCGAGATGGAACAAAACTCGTGACCTTTCCGTGGCCGATGGTGTTGAGCGCGTACTCCGCGAGTTGAGCGCAATGGGCGTTGATCGGCAGGACGTGATTATCTCAACCAACATCCGCACGCGACTGGATGGACTTCCACGGTCAGGCGATCGCGAACCTGATGACCCGGGCGCGGCAATCTACTGGCGCAGCGGGAAGGAACCTATGCGCTCCATGGCGATTGACCGGTATGACCGCGTAGCCGACAACCTGGCCGCGCTGGGCGCCACACTGGAAGCAATGCGCGCTATTGAGCGCCACGGCGGTGCTGAGATTCTACAGCGTGCCTTTCTGGGGTTTGCTGCGCTACCGGAGCGGGCCTCTCAGTCGTGGCGGTCGGTGTTTGGGTTCACCGAGGAAGAGCGCGTCAACGCGCTCATGATTGACCGCGCCTTTCGCGAACTGGCCAAGAAACATCATCCGGACGTCGGCGGCAACGTGGACAAGTTTACCGAGATCGTGAATGCGCGCGAGAACGCGGTGCGCGACGTGCAAGATTCCGTCGCCTGAACTGGAGAGAAAACGAAATGATCCAGCAATACTTTTGCCCTGATTGCCGGTACTCCGGCGCGGTCGAGATTCCGGAACACGCTGGAGTGTTCGAAGTGTTTTACAAGCTTGAAGACGATCACCGCAGTAACAGCCCGAAATGCGAAACGGGATACCGGAGTCTACGTGTTCGCAACGACGAGATGTGCAGCAACGAAGAATGGGCCGCGCTTGTGAATCAGGCCGCTTAAAGAATCAGAGCGCGAAACTGTTTTAGCAGCCGCGCTCCGGAGTTGAGAAAGGAAATATATGAATCAATCTACCAGAGAATCAGGAAGTTCGCTCTATCACACACTGGTGAGTGCATACCGGAACCGGCTGATTGCCGAAGCACTGCAGAGAAATGGCGGCTCGGTAGGTCTGGCAGCCAGAGACTTGGGCATTCACCGCAACATGGTCACACGGGCCAAACGCTCGATCGGTGCCGAAGTCCAGTTCCGCCGGCGCGCCAAGCCGCAAAAGAAAGCACAAGTTGATCTCCTGGTGGCCGCGTCAGAAAAACTTTACCGGCTGGCCCGGCTGAAAGAGATGGTGGCCTGATGGCGGTGAGCGAATTTCACAAGCGAGTGCTGAAAACCCATAACGACATGGTACGGCGGCTCGGCGAGAAGCGATTCAAGTCTGGCCGCAACGAAGGACGAATCCGCAAACATGGCATCGTGGTTCCGTTCAAGGCCGCTGATCTTGAGCGGTGGCTGCTGGCCCGTCGTGGCTCACCTGACAAACCATACCAGTGCCACTATTGCTCGCGCTGGATCACGTTGATGGTTGCCGTCATCGACCACAAGATACCAACCGGCAAGGGCGGCACAGCAGGGTTCGACAACCTGGACGACATCTGTTCTGAGTGCAACGACCTTAAGGGCGAGATGGTGCCGGAAAGCTTTGAGCTTCTACTGGCCTTCCTGCGCAATCTTGGCATCAGGTACCCACTCTGCGCGGCCAACGTCCACAACAGGCTGGTAAAGGCGGTAGCGGCCATCAAGGAAGCCGGAAGGATGAGAGCCAAGCTACATGCGCAGCAGCCCGGTATACCGCCGGTGCGCGCAGTAGTTCGCATTCCAGAAGCAGAAAGTAATTAAAAACCGAGAGAGGAAACTAACATGTCTGAGACAAACGGCAACACAAACGGAAACCGCAGTGCAATCGTAAAAGAGTTTCTGAAGTACGTGTTCAGCGGTGAAGAGCTAAACGAGTTCGCAACCGAGTTGGCGCGCAAGACTTCAGAAATGACCGAGGCCGAAGAGTCCAAGAAAGCGGTCGTCGCCCAGTTCGGCGAACGCATAGCCAGCCTTCGGGCTGATACCAGTTCACTCGCACGAAAGTTCAACAGCGGGTACGAGTACAGGAACATCGAGTGCAAAGTTCTGTACCACGAGCCATTACCGGCACAGAAAACCATCATGCGGCTCGACACCGGAGAGGTCGTCAAGGTTCAGGCGATGACTTTCAACGAACTGCAAGAGATTTTGCCGTTCGCGGAAACGCCTGTTGAATTGGCACCGGAAACAGCAGTGGCAGGAGATGGACAGATCGAGCCACCACCGGAAGTAACACAGGCCACAGCAGCATGAGTTCATCCTACGGAAGAATCGGCAATCGGTATTACTTCACTCGCTCGCTGAGAAGCGCGCCCCGTGAACGTACTGCGCGGTTGCCGATCTTGCCGTGTCCTCTGTGTGGCTTGTGGCGGGCGAATCTGAAGATCCACCAGGGAAGTAGATTGTGTTTGAAGGCAAGGGCAAAACAGTTACAGGCGAAGGAGAAAGCAGCATGAGGAAAAGAGGAAAGTAATGTCACTGAATCCATCGAACGGAATAGCGCAGCGAACTAATCCAGAGGCGCACGTGTTTCCCAATCTCGCCCGTAAGCGTGGCTCGGTTGAAGAAAACCCTGATGTAAATATTCAAATAGAGAAAGAGTTGACTGAGGCAGGTATAGAAATTCACCGCTTCCGTATTCGCGCAACTGGCGAAGTGCCGACAGACCTGAGCGCTATTTCTCACGGATGGAAATTTGAGCGCAGATGGTATTACTACGCTGCCGAAGGCCCAGGCATCCCGCCAAACATGGCCGAAGAATTCCATCAAAAATGGGGAACGCAGGTTCGCGTGGAAGGCCATTGCGGATGTCCTTCACCGATTGAGTATTGCCACGGCTTTGCAGTTGGCTCATATCACATCGACACACAAGAGGGGTTAAATGCGTTCGTCGCATTACTGGCTAGCATCGACACCCGAAAGACATCCACACCCGAATAACGACGGGGTAGGGACCCAGAATCAAGTTCTCTTGGAACAGGAACGTTTAAAAGAAAAGGAAACCATTCTATGAATACGCAGTCACAGACGATCATTGACGCAGCAACACAACTCGACACCACTCTAGACGAAAATAACTCTGCCATCGATTCCCTCAACGGCCAACTACAGGCCTGCACCGACCAGGGGCTTCTGGATAAGGCACAAATCGCAGACCTGCAGGGCAAACTCAAGCTCGTTACCGCAGATGATCAATCGCTGGCTGCAAAAGTCCTCGCGCTTCAGTCTCAGCTTGCGGCACGCCCGCTGAGCTTCAACATAAAATCTCAACTACCACCGGGAATAAAACTGCTGGCTAACTGTCAGGGCTGGTTCAATGGCGCCGACGGATCAAAACACATGGCCAACGTGTGCCAGTCAGACGATCCCCGCACGGTGCACAACCAGGTGCTCGCGGCCCATGCGGTCGGAATAGATGGCTTCGTAGTGGACTGGTACGGCCCACAGGCGGCAGACTTCGCCAAACCGACCGACAGATTCACTCAGTTGCTTGCTGCTGCGACTGCTCCCCTTGGAATGGAATTTTCCATCATGGTTGACGCCGGCACGTTCAAATGGGCGACAGGCGACCACATCTCGGTCCTCAACTCCGCGCTGGCCTATATTCGCCAGAAGTATCTACCGCTGGCGAACTACACGAAGATTGCCGGTAAGCCGGTGCTGTGGGAATTCGGCTGGGCAAACGCGAAGATGGACGTGTCGGCCTTTGCGAAAAACAATACTGACCTGACCGTACTCAATCAGACTTCAGTCGCAGCGAACTGCGCCGGTAGTTACGGCTGGGTCAACGGCTTCGCACCGAGCAGCCCACAGCAGTACATCGAATTCTATCTCGGCAAAAAAGACGCTATCCAGATCCCGTGCATCTTCGACGGCTTTGACGACCACAACCCGAACGATCCAGCGCATTCAATCTGGGACAAGACCGCGCCGGCCAGAAAGATTCCTTACGGGCAGTGGCAGATGTGCATCGACGAAATCAATAAAGCGGCCGCATCGGGAAAGAAGTGTGAGGCGGTACAGATTTGCACCTGGAATGACTGGGATGAACGGACTGAAATGGAATCGCGGTTCCTGGCGCTGGCTGGATTGAAGCTGTTTTAAAAGCACTCGCGCAGTAGCCACGGAGCATGGCTGATTGCTGGGTAGGGCCCCGTCATACAGCAAACCACACAGCAGGAACCTGTAGCGAGAAAAAGGAATTTAAAAATGTTGAAACCCAATCAGACATCAGGCCCAGATTCCAAACCAGAGGACGAGGGGACAGCGAAGGCGCGGGAGTGGCTCAACAAGCAAGCTCTCTATCTGGCGAACGAGAGGCTTCTGGCGGAGCCTAGCACGATGCCAGATGACCACGCGATCGGGATAACGATTGGCTGCATTTGTAGGATGTTGGCAGTCTTTGCCGAATCCGAACGTTCCTCAGCCATAAAGGAAGCAAGAGAAGAGTGCGCGAGGGCGGTGTGCTTCATGTGCGGCAGCGATAGCGATAAATGGAAGCCAGCGGAGTTTATTGATGACGGCTGGGAGCATCGCCTGAAGTCGAGTTCAAATCTATCGGCTCCTTGCATGGCGTGGCAGATCCGCGCTCTAGGCGAACGGTAAAGGGGGAACGATGGAAAATAGATTGTGCTTAGTGAAGAAGAATGAGCATGTGAAGTGCTGCAAACGTGCGCAGGTTGATATGTCTCTATCCGATGGCGTGTTAGTCGGAAGCTGCTCTAAATGCGGCAAAAACGTAGTTCGCCTAAATCCAAGAACCGGCAATCAGGAGTGGCTGCATGGTGAATCGCCGTGGACTGAAAAAGATGCAGCAGCGTGAACGGCAAAGAGGAGGAGAGAGGAAAACAATGATTGACGATCTTGACGATCCCGATATCGAAGACATGCTTGACGATGAACGCCTATTCGATTGCGGCATGGATCGACAGGGCAACTGCGGGAAAGCAGGTTCAGAAGAATGCGAATTTGAATGCCCGTATAGAAACGCGAAAAGGAACTAACTTTTCTGACGCTGGGGGAATGGGGTAATGGAAAAGAAGATGACGGAACTTACAAACGAAGAATTGCTGGGCAAGCCATCCTTGGAGCAGAAGTAATTTCTAGAACGCTTCGCAAGCACTTACCCGGAGCACCCGCTCAGCCGGGGCCGGAGGAGAAGAGATGACCTTTATGGAGCTATTTCGTTTGGCTTGCCGCAAGAATTTTAAGCGTCTTACGCCTGAGGAGTTTTTGGCGGTTGGCGCGTGGTCAGACTTTATCGCTCGTGGTGGGCCTGATCCGAGAATCGAAAGGAGTTCATTATGAGTGAAAGCAACTGTGAATTGTGCGGACTTCCAATGCCAGAGGGCGAGGAAATGTTCAAATATCACGGCTATTCTGGCCCATGTCCCAATCGTGAGTCTCAAGGAAATTCCGAGGAAGCTGCATTCCGCAAGGCCATGAGTCAATCCGCCGAAGTTTGGTATCCATGCGGCTGTAAGGCCAGTGCAGGAGCACCAAAGCACTGCCCAGAACACAACTGTCCGATGTGCCACAAAACAACTATCGAGTATACAGCTGGCGTTAAACACGCAGATGGAACGGATTTATGTTCCGCCCCCTCTCCAGCGCAAGGAACGCCGAAGCCGCCAAACGAAACAGACTTACAGCGTCAACTCGCTATCTGTGAACAGAATGGAACGAAGTGGGCGCATTTCAAGGTGGCGGATGTGCGCGCGCTGGCTGGGCCGCAGAACGGGCAAGGGTGGACAGACAGATTGGAATTGCTCTTAAAGCTACGTGCTGCTGATCAAATGGCGAAGGTGGCAGATGATTGGGTTGAACGTGGGCAGATTGATAGCCGCTCAGCATTGGCAGATGCACGCCTGAATTATGGCAAACCGTACACGTATGAATTTTCAGGAACATTCCCCGCTCCACCTACCGGGGACGCGCCAACGGAGAAGAAATAATGATCGAAATTATTCTTTGTGGTCTGTTTGTTTTGGCTTGCATATTGGCAGTCGGTTGGATCGGCGCGATGATAGGTTCCGCAGTTGCGTGCGAGAAAAAGCATTGTTTTGTGTGTGGTAAGGATTGGGCCGGGGACGCGCAGGGGGAGAGGCGGAAATGAGCGCGAGTGATTTCATTGTTGTGCGCAAGCCGACTAACACGCCTTTAGACGTGAGATGCCCATATTGCGATGCTGAACCCGGAAGCGGTTGCATGAACTGGCATGGATCAGCGACATCAGCACACAGCGCGAGAATCAAATTATTTGGAGTCTAGCGGTTCCTTCTTGCGTTCATCAGCCCGCGCCGGCCTAAAGCTACCGGGGCCGTGCTTGATTTACTTTCTTCTCTTTCGAGCACCTGTTGGTAGCGCACCATGGCACTCGTAGCGTCAAGCCCTTTAACTTCTTCTGCGGCAATCTGTGCCGGAGTTTTCTTCGACGGCGCCGGGTGGCTCATCGTCGTGTATTTGCAGTAATCTCTGGCGTGGTTGTCTTTATCGACAATCGCTTCAGCGGCATTCCGGCTCAGGAGTTGCTGGGCTGAAAGTTTCACGCGCCTGGTCCGCATCAACTCCCAAAGCAGGTTTGGCGAGTCCCAGTCATGTAGCCCCGGTTGCGGCTTGTCGGAATAGTTGCGGCAGACGATTCGGACTGTTGGCTTGCGGTAGTCCTTCAGCATCTCCTTGCGCTCTTCCGGTGTCTTGTTTTTTAGCAGGTAGTCGGCTGGCCCAAGGTTCGACCAGTGCAGCATCATGCGTGCCGAGAAGCTGATGTCCGAGCGATCACCGGCAAACGGCTGCAGGATGGAGACTCCGGCCTCGACATATAGATCATTGACAGATTTTGCGCGCTCCGGCCCGTTGCCCTGAGACTGCTGCATGATCTGAGGGAAGATGGTCGGGTCGGCGTAGGCATCGCCAATCTTGTCGTAGTCGGCCATCGACTTCATTACCGGGGCATGCTCCCATATTTCCTTTCCGGGTTGGTAGTACTCGCCGCAGAAGTACTGCACGCCTTCGTAATCGACGTAGCAGCGACCGAATGCCGTTGGATTTGTCTTGCCATGGTCGAAGCCAGCATCGACGCGCCAGAATGGATCAGGCCGCCATGCTGGATCGGTAATGACAATCTTGTTCCAGTGGGAGACGAGCGTGTCAGCAAATACGAGCTCTCCACCACCAGCCTCGTCAACTATTTCCTGTTCACGCTGCCATGATGCTTCGGAGCTGTAGGCAGCTCGTTCTGACCGCTTCCACTCCGGGTTCAAGTCGGGATCCCGCTCTGGATTGGCCGAGTAGTGAATGCGCGTGACAGGGATGCCGCCCTTGGTACGGCGCAAGGTCATCCCGCGCACGAGTTCCACCTGCGTTTGTGCCGGTACGGTTTTGGTTTTCTCTAGCGTCTGGATGGTGTCCATTAGTCTTCTTCGTTGCGAACAACGTCACGACGGAAATCGGCAAACCAGCCGGGACCAGCCGAGCTGTTAAAGATCAGCTTGCCTTTTACGGCCGCCAGCGCTTCGTTGTAGCATTCTCCTGCTTCGGGCTGGAATGAGCTTTCGTCATTCATATAGCCCCATGGGTGATAGGAGCGAACCTGGTCCGCGCCACCGGGCAGGCCGACGACATAGGCGCCATTCTTAAATTCCAGTTCGAGTGCGCCCTGACGTTCTAGCGGTTTGGCCAACGGGAAATATTCTTTGAGCCAGTCCGGCTGGCAGCGGTAGAGACACTTCGCGTACTCGACCAGTTGCGCTACTTTGTCCTCTTTGAGTGTTTGCAGGACGATGCCGCGCTCCGGTGTGCGCATGGCTTCCCAGAGCAGGTAGCCGACGCAGGCCCACGAGATCATCATGTCGCGGGACTTCTCGATCAGGATTATTCGTTCGTTCTGGAATATTTCTAAGAGGGGCTGGAAATATGGCAGCTTCGGGAAAGGCTCGTAAGGGTTGGGCCGGTTTTCCTCTTGCCAGTGCTCGTTGAAGGTTAGAGTGTATTCGGTAAGCCAGGTGTAGGGCTGAGCGGTTGCAGCATTAACCTGAGACTCTAATTGCTTCTGGCGAGCTAAGCGCTTACGGCGCTGCTCAAATAGAAGCCGGGCTCTCGCCCTTGCTTCCAGATTTGAGTCGTTGAGGTAACTCTCCTGTGCGGGAGTAAGCCTCAAGCTCTTCGTCGTTCCAGCCTTCAAAGAGGTCTGTAACGTCACGGATTTGCTTCACTTTCATTCCGAATATCTCGGAAAGATGACCGCATGCTGAAACTACTGCGAATTCGTTCTTGCTGGTGCGTGCTACGTTGGCGAGCCATTCGATGACATCGCCACGCCCGACCTTCGCGCGCTTGGCCACTTCCTCGCCGGAATACTGGACCATGGCTTTCTGTTTGGCTTCGATTGCTGCCTTGACCGCTGGGAATTTCATCATCTTCGCGCCGGCGACGTTCGGATGTTTCAAGCCTGCCTTGCGTGCTGCGTCGGTATTGTTCCCTTCCCAGAAGGAAACAAATTGAAGTTGCTTCTTGGTCAGCGGTTTAAGTTTTACTTCTTTTACTTCTTCGGACATGAGGTACTTCCTATCGGTGTTTCTTGGGATGGCTGGTGCTCACGCCGACCTGTGATAACAGGAATGACTTTGCGGGGTGGCTGTTACGGGTGGCATGGTTGTACTGCTGCACCGGGCCGAGAGCGTTCATAAAATGCTTGCTCACGTCGATGACTTGCTTCCCAGCGCTGTGCTTCGGGTTGCGTACCGGAGCGCCAGAGAAGAAGTCACGGTTAAACATTGCCTCTGCCGTGGCTTGCGGCAGGATGGCCGGCGTGAACGTGTTGCGCAGAAGCTGGCTCGGGTCTTCGTGACCCTGAATGATTTCCTTTATCGAGTTCGGCGCTGCCGATGCGCCGGAGCGAACCATGCGTGCGTCGTGATCTCCGGTGATCTTTTTCAGTACCTCGTCCACGAGCTTGTACATCAGGAAAGTAATCATCCCGAGCATGATCATGTGATCAAGGCCCTTGAGGCGTTCTTTCGGTGTGCTGTCCGGGCCGAGCGATTCCTTCAGCATTTCGCCGTAGGACCGCCAAACTCCGTAGTGGTACCGTCCAAACATCGAGGCCAGCCGCGAGCCCATAAAATCGCCCATGGCTTTTGAGTTCAGGATCCTGGTCGGGATGCGGTAGTTCGGGATGTGCTTCTCGGTCTGAGCCATCGCGTCTTCAAAAGTCAGGCTCGGGTTTCCGGCCATCTTCTCGTAAGCCGATTGGAGCATCATCATGTCGTTCGACATCCACATGGCTTTCTGGCCGAGCTTGCGCACGTTGTTCAGCATGCGCAGTCCGGTGCCGCGGGCGACCGCGTTGACCACTCCGGTATCTTCCGGGCCTGCTTTGTCGTAGCCGACAAGTTCCGCAATCTTGTTGGCGATAGATGGGTTCTTTTCGAGATGGCCGACGATGGTCTGGAATAGTTCATGGTGCAGTTGTTGCAGGTCTGTCCGGTGCGACATCATCGGTGCGCCGTGATCGAGAGCAGACAGAAAATCTTCGTTCTGGTTGACTACGGCCTTGATTGCTTTCATTCCGGCCTTTGCTGCTGTCGGCCAGGTGAGCGGGTTGAATGTGCCGGAGACGCCGCGTTCTACCAGCCAGTGATTGCCGATGTTGTAGACGTGCCGGATCGGATTCAGCAACAGAGAAGCGGTCATGAAGTTACCGACCTTCTCTAGGAATGTCACCGGGTCCGGGTGCAGTTCTTTGGCGAAGCGGTTCAATACTTCGGCCATGTGCGGCTCAAAGTAGTAATCGCGGAACTGCGGCAGATCAACGGACCGCCATCCTTCCGGCGGCATCGAACCTTTTTCGCTCTTGAATGCCATCTGGTTGAAGCCGGGATCGGACTTCATGGATTCAAGCGCATCGTTCGCGCGCTTGGCCCGCAGCAGTTGCAGGTAGTCGGTCACCGCGGAGGCCAGAGCGTTCTTGTAATACTTCAGGCTTGTGGCCGCTTCAATCTCTTTGGTGGTGGCCTGCTGGAGTGTCCACGGTTTGGCGGTCTTGTCGTTGAAGTTGTCGCCAACTTTGAGACGCGGGCTGGCGCCGAGGTCTTCCGGCGCCCCATTCTTGAATCCGGTAATTCTGCCGCCTTCCATCGCGACGACTTGCCGGTTGCCGTCTTCGTCTTCGAGCGCGAACATCTTGCGCTGCTTCAGTGACGCTGCGGATCTTGAGAGTACATTTCCTTTGCCGGTTCCCTGCTTGCCGCGCATCGCCCGTTCAAGCTGTGACGACTTTCCTTGCACAACGCGGTGGACGTAGCCTTCTTCGCCCATCGGTACACCGGCGGTATTCAGTTCTGACCGGATGGCCGAGGACTGTTGCATCAAAGGTTTGACGATCTTGTCGAGAACGGCCTGCTGCTTTGAGTCAAGCGGTACGCTGGAGTCTTCCAGATGGTGATAGATTGCCGCCTGATCTTCCGGTGTCGAGAGCGGCCCGACCTGCTTCATCAGTTCGATGGCGCGCAGCACATCGGCTTCATACTGCTTGGAGAGACCGAAGAGCTTGTCGTCTACCGAGCGAGATTCGGCTGTCTGTTTGATGGTGTCTTTTACGAAGCTGGTAACTGGATCAGCTACACCGTGCGCCAGTACCGAGGGAATGTCCAGATGGGCAAATCCGCGCTCTGAGGGTTTGCCCTTTACGGAGCGGTTAATCTTTTGTGTGGTGCTTGAGTCGCGGACTGGGCCGTATTTTTCCCTTATGTCATCAAGTTGTTTCTTGGTGATCTCGCCCTTACTGAACTTCTTTTCCGCAGAAGCAAGGATGGTGTTGTAAATCCTGCTGCGTACTTTACCTGTATCGTTGGCCTCAGCGTAGTCTTTGGCGACCATCGCATCAACTTCAGCCTCGGTCATCTTCGGCTGCTTTACTGGCTCCTCTGTCTGGGCAGGCGTTACTCCATTTCCAGCCCTTGGGCCTTCAGTCCCTGGCTTGCCGTATTTTGCGTGCAGGGCATCGAGACGGCGGTTGATCTCTGACTCAATCTTCGGGATGAACTTTTCGAACTGATCCTGTGTCCAGTATCCTGGCTGCTTTGCGTAGGTCTGTGGGCTCTGCGCGGCATCGCTGACCTTGCCAAGCTTGTTGGCGATGTACTGCTCGAACAGTCGGGCAAACACCTCGCGTGGGTCACGCCAGTAGGGACCGAGTTTTACCTTCGCGCTTTCGATCTCAAGTTTTTCTTCCGGCGTGAGGTCTTCAGTCTTTTTGGCCTTCAGTAGTGCACGAACTTCGCGCATCTTGTTGATCGTGCCAGTAGCCTCGCGAATCAGGTCACTCTTATAGCTCTTTGCTTCGGCCTCTGCCAGCGACGAACTCTCGTACCCTTTGCCGCCCTTGGAGAAGACTCGCGTGGTTTCTCCGAGCAGGTTGCCGCCCTTAATGTCGATCATGTGGGCGATCTCATGGGCGAACACTGGAATCGGCTTGGCGCTGAACATGCTTTCAAGTCCGACCGTGATACGCTTGTCGGTCTCAGAAAACAAGCCAGCGGCGTCAGACATCAGGAACGGGAACTTGCCGTTTGTGTGCGCAATGGTTAGATCAACACCGCGCATGATGTCGGCCAGCGACCCAATCACACTCTCGACATCCTTCACCGAGTTGTGGATTTCTTTTATCTGCGCATCGGTGATTGGCTTGCCATCCTGCCGCTTGGCCTTGAAGCCCAACTCTTTCTGCATCGTGTCGTTGATGGCGACAGACCGGTTAGAGAATGATGTGTGGCGACCCTTCTCGTAGGTCTCGCGTGAGGTCTGCGCCTTGGTAAATTCCGGGTGCTGGTCAATGACGGACTGAGGCACCGGCTTACCGTGGCTGATAGCATCCTTTACGGTCTTGATGTAGGCATTGCGAAACTCCTGCGCAATGCGCGGATCGTCTCCAGCCTTAAGTTTGACGAGACGTTCTTTCCAGAATTTCAAACTGGATTCTTCGCTTATACGTTTGGCTGTTCCCGGCTTCAGTGCCGCGACTTCTTTTTCTTTGTCCGCGATAGCCCGTTTGTAGCTCTCGGCTTGGCTCTCGAACCGCTTAGCAATGAAGTCTTTTTCTAAAACCTGCCACGGCTGAGACTGGCCAACATCGCCATACTTCAAGGCTTCTTTCGGGCGCTCACCGAATGGCTTCTCGGCTTCCTTTTTGGCGATGGCTGATTTTTCTGCGCGGGTTGGCTGGCCGTCCAGCTTGGCTACTTCGTCATCGAGTGCGTGGATTTTGCGCGAGAGCTCGGTGTGGCGTTCGACGAGTGCTTTGGTTTCTGCGCTGGGATTGATGCGGTCGGCGTCGATCTTGAAGCCGATGGAATTGCGCTCTTTGTTGAGAGTTTGAATCTCGGCGTAGATGCGCTTCTTCTCAGAGGCGGTATCAGTCGGTGCTACTTCTTTGGTTCCGCTTTCTCCTGATCCACCTTGTACTCCGTTCCGTCCGGCAACAGAGTCTCCCCATGCGAGAAGCCGCTTTGCGGGTGAAGCCGCCTGCCCGATGGCCCTCGCCTTCGGGACACCGGGAACCATCTTATGGATTTCTGATTCGGTCGCTGTCCGTACAGTGGCATCTTCGCCGAGATTGAAGCGTTGCGCCGCCGACTGCCTGAAAGCTTCTACGCCCTTGTAGGCTCCGCTTGAATCTACAACCGTGTCAGTGTGCGGAATGCGGAATGCGCTATGCGCGATTGATGATGGATCAGATGCGGAGGCGACGACGAGCGGCTCTCCCGCTGGCGCGAACTGCATCATTGCAGCAGTTAGAGCGTGGCATTTCTGCTGCGAATATTCAGACTGCTCTTTATCGCTTAGAGGAATTCCTTCTCGGGTTATTTTACCGGATACTCCGTTCCGTCCGGTGTCGTCACCGACAGGAGCTTGCTTCCCTCCGGTACCTGGTGAATCCACCGCTGGTACGTCGCGGGCTCCGCTGCGCTGTCCGTTTTCGGTTCGGAGCTTGCTGTCGATTTCTGAGTTTGCTTCGGCTGATTCGTGGTCGCTTCCGATGCCATGCTTGAGCCCTGTACCTTTCTTCTCGACGATCTTACCGTCTTTGGTCTGATATTTAAACGTGGTTGCGGCGAGCTCTTGGTTTACCCGGCCAACTACCCGCTTGATGGCTTCCGGCGTTTTCGATCTGAAATTGAACTCGTCACCGGAGCGATGGTAGACCTTTACGCTTCCATTCGGTTCCTTGTTGGCAGCATCAGCAAATAGTTTGCCAATGGCCGGAAGTACCGCCTGGTCTACTCCCTGGTGACCAAGCGCATTATTGTACTGCTTGAAGTCGTCAACGTCTGCATAGCCAACGTGAGGGTGAGACTCGGCCATGGTAGCCGCGTCTTCCTCGAATGCCTTGAGATTGGGCAGCCCGGTCTTCTCACTGGTTCTTTCCCGTTCGTGGTACTCGACTAACGCCTTGCTTCTTTCCTCCGGCGTCATCTTGTCGAACTTGGCGCGCAGGGCGGCATTCTCCGGTTTGCGATCCTCGCTGGTCCGGCGCTCCGGCTGCGCTTCGTGTTCGGCTACAAGGTCAGGAGCGGCTTCGTGCTCGGATACAAGGTCTGGAACTGGCTTACCGCCGAGTTTGATTGTTTCGCTGGTTCCATCGCGCTTTGTTACCGTGACGTGATCGACTGGAACCTTGCCGCCTTCCAGATGGTTGCCGCCCTCGTACTTGGCAACATGCTCTGGCTTTACGTAGCCCAGAGTGACGTGCGGCTTGTACTCACCGTGCGTGTTTTCCTTGAAATCTCCTGCTCCCTCAACGGCTGAACGCAAGGCGTTAAGTTCTGGTGATTTCTCAACATGCGCGATGATCGGACGGTCGCCTTCTTTGGTGGCGGGGAAGGAACTGGTTTTGCCGACCGTGGCCTCAAACGGCGCAACCTTCGAAGCTGCCTCTTTGATCTTGGCGATAGCTTCCGGCGAGTCATCCTTCAACCCGTAGCGCACCGTGACATGCGGCGTATCTTCTTTGCCGTTTGGCCCGATGTGATCCTCAGGCATGGCCGCGACTGCTTGCGCGTGCTGCTGGCCAAGTTCGCTCTTGGGATCGATGTTTACCTGAGTCGAAGCGAAGTCGTGGACGGGCTTTACTTCCTGTTTTGCTCCCTCATTTGCGGTCGGATTTTGGGAAGTCTGCGGCTTTTCCTCAACCTTTTGCACAACCGGTTTCTCGGCTGCTGGCTGGCTTTGTGGCGCTTCGGCTTTTGGCTGTGCTTCGACCTTGGCTGGAGCGGCAGCAGGCTTAGGAGCAGGCGATGGCGCTGATGGCCGGGCAGTTTTCGCGGTAGTCTGCTTCCCTTGTTCCTTGGCGGCTTTCTCGGCTTCCTTGGCCGCTAAGTCTTGCGCTTTATCGTGCGCGCTCGAAGCGTCATTGATGATCTTGGCCGATAAGGCTTCAACCTGGTCCGGGCTTTTGGCTAGGATGACCTTGCCCCCAATGTAGACATGGCCATTGTTTTCCAAAATCCATTTTGTGAGGTTGGTGTGCGCTTCTTCTATAAGAGCATTCTGAGATTCCGGCGGTGCCTTGGCGATGGTCTGGGCTAAATGGTCTACCTGATCACCGGAGAGCTTGTTGCCGAATTGCTGGCCTGGGGTCGGTGGCGGTACCGGAGGAGGTGGCTTCGGTATGTTCCCAGCATTCTGCTCGTAGCGGACCATCGCGGCGGTAGCTTCGTCCAGAGCTGGCGGCTGGGTGGCTGCTGGTGCTTGCGCGCCGTTGCGCGGGATGGATGCACCTATCCGAGTATCGCCTGCCTTCACAGCGCCTTCGAAGGCTTCTGGCGTTGAGCGTACCGCGGCTCCAAATTTTCCACCAAACGCTTTTGCGCCTGCAGCGTAGCCGCCTTCTGGTGTGCGTCCGGCTGTGACCTCAAGTCCAGATGCCACTGCGGCGGCCGAAGGAATGAATTGAGCCACTGCCCGAATAAGAGATTCATCTTCCGGTGACACCTTGCCATGAACCGCTTTGCCTGCCCCGGCGCTAAGTGCTGCTCCCGCGGCAAATCCAGCTGCGGTCTTAACTGGAGCCGATAAAGCAGAGGCTCCGACAAGCGGCATTGACACGTCACCTACACCGCTAAGGACATCTGCGGCTCCTGCGACTTCTTTTCGGCGGGCATCTTCTGGGAGGGAGTAAACCGGTGATTTTATGCCAGTGCGGGGATTTCTATAAAAGGTTCCCGGTTCCTGTCTTGTCTGCTTCTCTGCGTCAATAATATCGCTTCCGCCGCCGACTATCTGCTCCGGTCCAGTAGTGGTTAGCCGGGCAGGATCCACCATTGGAACCATGTCCGCTTCCGGAACGGCTGACATCTTCGACCTGATACCGGTGCGCGGATTGGTAAAGTATCCGTCGCTCGGTTCTTGCGGCTTACCGGCTGCTGGTGCCAGCTTTCCGGAAAGCGCTTCCTGGGTGAAGTCGGGACGCTGCTGGGCGGTCTTCTGCTGCTCAAACTCGCTGACTAGATCGGGCGCGGATTGTTTTTGATCCTCGAACTCGCTTACGAGGTCTGGTGTTTCAGTTGGCATTTGATATTATTTGCGAATGGACAGGAGAAACTTTCTCTCGCTCGCCGCTCTTGCTTTAGCCGGTAAAGCAGCAGAGCGTGCCTGGCCATTCAGGGTGTACAGTATCCCGAAAGAGATTGTGGTGGCGAAGCCGGAAGATGTCTTGACTGGCAACTTGCTTTCTCTTGCTCCGACCGTTGCGGCCATGCGACTGCACGTTTACTCGGCAGACCTCAAAGTCCATCGCGGATCGTTTCTGGCCACAGTGAAAGACTGCACGGTTCTCGGCATGATTCCAGAAGGGATCACGGTTGGAGACGTTTTAGTCCCAGAAGTAAAAGCCCCTTCAAGGCGAGTGGACGATATCCTTGCTCACGCCTTTCACCCTAACATAGACCCTGACAAGAGAACCGGTATATTCCTCAACCTCGCCCGTTCCTAGTTGATCGCGTACCCTTTTCCGGTGAACTGCTTGGCCGCATCTTCATAACTCAGACCGTGCTTCTGGGCCAGAGCTTGCACATCGGCCTTACTGATTGATTTCGCTCCCGGTGTTGCCGGAGACGGCTTCTGCTGTGCTGGCGCTCCGGTACGAACCGAAGCTATAGGCTGCTCAATCTTTGAATCTTCGGATTGTGCTGGTGACGCCGCGGGCGCTGCGCTCTGTTGCTTCGCTGGCTTCCCGTAAACCTGATACTGCTCGGCTTCCTTGTCTTTCTCGGACTGGAGCGCTGACTTGTCCGCTTCCCGCTTGGCTTCGATGTCGGCCAGCTTGGGCTGAATTTCGTCCTTGTTGCTCTCGAACTGTTTGGGATCCTTGTCGGCTCCAAAGGATTTCAAGACTGCTTGGCGCTGGGAATCGTACCGCTTCTCTACATCCTGGTACCGTTTTGCCCAGTGATCCTCAAAACTCTGGCGATCTTTGGTGTGCGCTGCGCCGTTCCCGCTGGCCAACGCTTTCTGGATGTCAGCCGAGGTCATGTCGGCGACGTCCTCAATCTTGTTGTCCTGCATGTAGGCATCGAGCTTCAACTGGTCTTTGGCTGAGAGCTTCGGCCCCTTGCCGGCTGTCTTCTGTTTTTCCAGACGGTCCACTACGCGCTGCAGGACGGCCTTCTTGCCCGGGTCCTTCTCGTTTTCGAGGGCACCGACGTATTCCTCGTAGGTCTTAGGTTTGGCCTTGAGGTCGTTGTTTTCGGCCCGCAAGTCTTCTGTCTCTTTATTGTGGGCGGTGCGCTCGGTATTGAGGTCGGTCTGGTACTTATTCCTAATCTCGTCCGAGTCGGCTTTTCCTGCCGCGCGCGCTTCATCGTTGTAGCTGGTCAGCTCGTGGCCGTAGCCTTTTTCTTTCTGGCTGAATTCATCGTCCATGGACTTCACGGCTTCTTTGTCGGCGTTGAGGCGGTTGTTGCGTGCAATCTCATCTTTGGTGTACTGGTTGTTCACTGCGCCTTTGCCGTAGAACCCGGGTGCCGTTGGATCGACCGCGCCCCTAAGAACTCCCGGTATGCCACCAGTCATCAGGTCAGAGACTCCGCGCAGCAGCCGTGTACCGAATCCCGGCTTGTACTGCTGAAGCGTGTTCCCCTGGGCATCGACTTTCGGTGTAACTACCGCGTCTTTGCGTACCGATTCCTGAGCAGCAGAGTAACCGGGATCAAGCTGCGGTGCTGCTGGCGGTGCTTTGAAGTTCGCAAGGCGCTGGCCGATGGTCGGAGCTGCTGGGGTTGTCGGCTTGACGCTGATCGTCGGACGTCCTGCTGCGTCTGTCCCGGTCGCCATCTCTGCCGGTGAACCGTCATTGTTATGGGCCGTGATCCCGGATGTGGGATTCGATCCGCCGAGCATGCGCTGACCGATGGATGACTTACCGGATGGTGCCTGTGCCGCCGAGTCGCCCTGTGCCGCCGCGCCGGTGTTCTGGTGCGGTTCTTTGGTGTTGGGCGTGGCTCCGGTGCTCGGTTCGCCAGTGGGATCGTCTTCGAGCGCGGCTGCGCCACGGGTGCGCAACAGCCGCTGGCCGAGAGTCATCGGTTGATCTGAGGTATAGTCCTGGGTTTCTGGCATGGGTTAACCGTTGCCCCCTGTTCCGGTAGCAAGCGTCTTGCCGAATGCGTCGGCAAAGCTACCGCCCAGCCGATCGAGGAATGATGGTGTCTTGGCCGAATCCCCAGCCACTCCAAGCGCTCCGTTCGCCCCAGAGATCGACGTACCGTAGAGCCTGGCTTGCAGGTCTGCCGGTAACGCGCTGGCGTCAAGCCCTGCCTTGTCGTACGCGCTCTTGGCCCCAATGCGCGAAGCATCCGCACCGGCCATGTGTGTCGCCTGGTCCCGGGTGGCTTGCCGCTGCGCTTCGGCGACGTTGTTCGCGTACCCGCCGGTGTTTTCGCCAGACGTTATTGCATCGCGCGCGAGTTTGTCTCTGATGGCGTTGGAGCTGGTGTCTGCCGCCGATGCCGCAATCTGGGACTGATCCTGCGCGAACTCGCCACCGGCTTTGTATGGGTTGGCCGCGATGAATTCATTGAGCCGGTTCGAGTAATCGCCGAGTGCTTTGTTGGTACCGGCGAATGATGCGGCTGCGTTGGCCTGATCGGCTGCGCTGTTCGCCAGACCGGCGTTTGTCACTTTTTTCTGTTGGTCTCGGGACACGTTTGGTTCCTATCTGAGATCGAGTTTGAAATATCGGAGTGATTCGGCGGTCGAGTAAAAGCCGCTGTCTTCCAAATGCTTGCCTACTGCTTCGCACTCCGCTGGAACCGCGCAGTGGATGAAACGAATTCCTATTTGCTTGGCACCGCGAAACAACTCCGGGACGCGCGCCTTGAATGCGGCCGTACCACGCGGGTCAGTACCGCCCATGCAGTACTCGATAGCTTTTTCCTGATAGCTGAAACTGATTATTTCGCCGTCACACACCGCAACTTCAAAGACCAGAATTGCCGGATCATTCAACTCCGGCAGGTCCAGCTTTGTGCCGACCTTCTCTTCAATCTGGGCATGGCACTTCAGTATTCCCGGCCAGTCTTCAGGTGTCGCTTGCCGGATCGCTACTTCAGCCACAATCCTTACAATCCTTCTGCATCGCTTTTTCAAATGCGTTGAAGTCCGGTTCTGATTTCTTGTTTGCCGGGTGATCAGGATGCGAGAGTACCAGGGGATGTGAAGCGTGCTCCGGATGCTGAAGGCAATGCTGTAGAAACGCCAGCTCGCGGTCGCGCATCATCTTCTCGATGTTGCATAACTGGGAATCGAATTCCTGAATATTCACCGGCCATGCGGGAAAAGGCTTCATCGGGTCTTCGACTGCAATATGCGTCGGTACGATTGCTTTGTGCTCATGACCGAAGTGGTCAGAGAACACGACCAGCCTTGAATGCAACTCCGGGATCAGCGTTTCTTTCTGTGTTATGGCCATAAGTTATTTCTTAGAGTTGCGGGAGCTTGTTGTTGCCGCCGGTAGTTCCGCCACCGCCGCCTGTCTGGCCGCCGCCTGTAGTTCCACCACCACCACCAGCCGCTACCGTGGTCATCGTGGCAATGTAGAAAAATGCGTCTGCGATCGTTGAGAGATACTGTGTGGCCGTCGGGAAGGCCAGATGCACCAGCAGCGTATTCAGAACGATGGCGTACTGCGTGGTGTAAGCCGCTCCAAGAATCGAAGCGCCCGCCGTTGTGATCTGGTTTCCCTGGCCGTCGAACCGCGTGTATGAACTGCCTACACCACCACCGCCGAATATCCGGATCGTTGCGCTGGCCCCGGCATCGACCGAATTCACCGTCGCATTGTTGGTATTGAGCACTGACCGGGGAGCAACCGAGGTTGACCGCTCAAAGCCGGATTGAACCGCAACCGGCCCGCAGACCGCAGCAGAAATGAAAATCTGCCATGCATTCCACGCCTGCCCGTCGAATGAACTTCTGAGCCGCCAGAACTTCGTCTGGTTAGGGTCCTGGACCTCAAAGGTCAGATTTGCGCCCAGGTCGTAAGTCGTCGTCGCGCTGGTCGCGTCAAACCTGACGCTGGTGGCCGACTGTAACTGGTGGACCATCGGCGCCAGAAGCGAGTTCTGGTCTTCAACAATCAACTGCCGGCGCATGGCCACACTCGGCGCCACGGTGTTTTGCGGCAGGACGACGGTAATCTGGAACTTGCCGTCGAGCCCCAGCACCGTGAAAGTTGCTGCCGGCGGGGTGACCGGCTTCGTTGGCGATGTGGTCAGCGGCATGTCCACAAAACCGTTGCCGTAGGCCGGCAGGATCCTTGAAATCCTGTCTTCCATCCCACCGAGATCAGTGAGCATGCGCCGGAATACCTCTGGAGTGTCATGCGGCAACTGGTTTATGTAGTCAGTAAAGGTACTCACTTGGTTCTCGACTGGAATAGCGCTCGCGCCCAGATGATGGCCGATTTCAGGTCAAAACCTGCCCCGGGGAATCCTTTATTAGAAACTCTTAACCGCCAGCGTTCGGCATGGCCTGAGGCTTGCGCCACGTAGGCGATATTCGGTGCGATGAGGTCTTTCAGTATCTTCTCGGTGGCCAGAGTATTATTGCCGCCGTCGGCTGTGGCCTTGTTGTTTTGTGAGAGAAGACTTATCCCGATAGCGCCCGAGCCGCCGCAGTTCACCTGCACACCTCCCAGTTGCAGGATTTTCAGCGCTTCTCCCGGCGGGACGCCCTCATAAACCGAGTCAATCCCTACGCTCACCGTCGGTGTAAGGTCGGCCAGAACTCCCGGCAACACACCGGCAACCGCGCCGTCAGGGTTTGAGGATGCGAACAGAACCTGAGACTGTGCGGTCTGCTGATCGAAACTGCCGTCAACTGGCAGATTTAACAGTGTCCTTTCGGCCCTGATGCAACTATTGGCCGCGATCGTGTCGATCGACCATTTGCGCGCGCCCGCTGAAGAGACGAACTTTCCGCGGCTGTAGATCGAGGAATGAACCGGCGGATCCATCAGTTCCGACTCTTCGTAATTGAGCTTCAGGATGTGGCTCGGTACCGTGGCCAGACCCAGCGGAACGCCGAATCTTACTTCCTTCGTCTCGTCGTCAATCGCTACCCAGATGGTAGAAGCGGCAGCCCAGTTGATACGCTTCCAGGTGATCGAGAGTTCTTTTGAAACCCATTGCGGGGTGTCGCCGCGAAAAACGTAAGCGCCTGACCGGTGCGCGAAGGCGATGAAATCTGGTCCGACGTCGAAAGCACGTAGGCCACATGGCCCCATACCGGTCCACCTACGGCGGGAAGTCCACTGAGACGGATTGACCGAGCTGACAGTGACTTCATGCCCTGACTTTTCCTTGAGCACGTACTGGACGGATTTAAAGTCCACCCAGCCCATACGCTTCTCGCGGTCGTTTTCCGATACCTGCAGGATGCCGGTTGAACCGAAGATGGTCTCAGGATCGCGTACCGGCGAGATGTAGAAGCCGGAAGACAGCGCATCAGGGAACCAGATCATCCGGTTCAACGTTGGAGAGAAGTAGCAGCCGACACAGCTAGGAATCTGGATCTTATCGAAGAAGCCGGTCACGTTCGTGGTCGTGGCCATCTGCAGCGTGAGATAGATGTCGGTGAAATTGAATGTAGCCGTGGTCGTCGTGTTGTCGTTGATGACCGTCGAGGTCATCTGAATGCCGTTGACCGAATCGGTCGTTGGAATGTAGGCGAATGGCCCGACGTTGGTTCCACCGGCGATACCGAAAGCCACGATGCGCTGTGCTGTGTTCTTTGGCCCGATGGCGACATTGGCCATGTAAAGCTGCGAACCGTTGGCCGCTACGTTGATACCCACAACCGAAGCCTGCGTCATGCCGGTGATGTAGCCATTCCGGTTCACGAAGAGCGTCACCGCGTAGCGCTGGCCCGCACATATGTTTCCTGCCGGGACGATGAAAGACAGGTCGGTAACTGGCGGTGCTGCGCCTGCGGTTGAAGCCGTCAGCGTGACGTTGCCGCCAATGGCAAACGGGCCACCCGCCTGCTTCTTGAATGCCGAAGAGATCGGCGCTGCGTTGCCAGTCGGCACGTCGGCTTCATAAACGTTGTAGCCGGTCACCGCGTTCGCGCCGGTAAGCGCCACGACCCAAGCTGGAAGCGTCGGGCTGGTGACGGTGAAAGCGTCATTCAATACCGTGTTGACGAAACTGAAGATGCCAGAGAGCAGCGTTTCGCCGTTGCCGTTGACCAGGGTGACTGCGATGTACACGTCACGGGCAGCAGCAAAGGCTCCCGCGCCAGCATTGCGCGCTACCGCCGGTGCCCCGGTAAGCAAAGTCTGTAGGCTCTGCGCCAGAACCGGAGTGTATTCGGTCCACGTCACGGTACCGTCAACAATGGTTCCACCATCGGTCAGCGGCCAGATCGGTTCTGCTCCGTCTGTCATTCCTGCTGTGGTGCAGCGGTAGAGATGGCCGTTTCCTGCAACCGAGGTTGGCGACACGATCTCACCGACAGAAACAGCGGTTCCCGCCGTCCACTTGAAACCGAACAGCTTCATGCTGGCCGGATCGAGTATCCCGGTATTGAGGTCGTAAGCCGCAGGCAGGCCGGTAGACCTTGTTAAATCGGTGAAGGCCAGATAGCCGCGGTTCAATGTCTGTGCCGCTTGCAGGTAGCCTGCTGGAAGCGAAATCAGATTGTTGCCGTCAGAATTTTTGGCTGGAGCCACCGGGACAAGGGTTCCCGAACCGGCAGGGCTTTCAATGAACATGTTGCCCTGCTGGTCGTAAACCAAAGGTACTTGCTTGTCGGCGGTGACTCCGTTGCCGTTGTACTTGAACGATTGCAGTCCGGTGACCGGAAAATTCTTTCCGGTATTAAATCCCACAGCCACATTACCGAGCGTCTGCCCAATGCCCCAGCGTGTACGCACACCTGTCAAGCGATAGGTGACGTTACGCGCTACAGCGGCAACTCCAAGCGGCAGATTGTCAATATCTGACTGCTCGTCCATGCTGCTGAATTTGTCTAAGGCGTGCGGCTGATGCCCAGTGAAGTTTGCCAAGATGATTTAGTTGACTGGATCAGCTTCGAACGCGATCGTGAAGTCCAGATCGCCGGTGATGGCTGCGTTGTAGGCTCCGGCTACCAACTCGGTGTTGACGGCCGAGAAGACTTTAAGAAGCCAGTTGAGAGCGTCCGCACCGGGGATGATCTCGACGCCGTTTCCAGCGCCGCCCTGAATCACGTAGCCGCGCTTGAATCCCTTGTTGCCCGGGAAGGCTTTCGGATTAAAGTTCAGGTTGGAAGCGTTGAGCGGTTGAAGGCGCTCGCCGGTATTGGTGCCACGAACGGCCTGAACATAGTTTCCGCTCAGGGTGAGTTTGTAGACGTAAACGTCCACGTTGTTGCCGGTCTGCACTTCTTGCAGTGCGAGTGCGTTTGCCATGGTTTGTTTTCTCCTGCCCGCTTTAGGGGCGTAAAAAATCCCGCTCGCGGGCGGGTGTCGTGCTTGTGAAATTGTTGTAGTTTGCTAAACTCGGTTAACTAAAAACGGACGCAACCGGCGGAGGAAAGAGGGTGATGCTATTTTGATACGCATAAATGGGCTATTTTTTGCCGCGATGGTTATATTGCTGAGTTTGTCTCTGCTGGCGAACTTGCTACAGATGAAGAAATACAGACAGCTTGCGCAAAACATGGAGGGGAAGCTACACACATCACCCTCACCAATGTTCGATGGTCAGGCAACTTTAGCTTCTGATCACGCCGCGTTCACTGACGCCGATAGGTGAACAGGGCGAAGGCATCGGCCTCTAACTACCGGATGATGTAACCCCGATTGCGCGACCTGCGCCGTGATGTTCTGCCGACACGCTGTACCTTGGCTTGGTCTGCCTTGGTCAGCATGATGGCGATGTCATCAAATGCGGAATCGCCTTTGAACTGATAGCTCTTTTCCCACTGCGGATTGCCGCGCACTATTCCGATCAATGCTGCTGTCCAGTACGCGATCACGTTCCCGACGTTGATACCGGCCTGAATCGGGTCGGCATCTGCCTTCAGTGCCGAGAAGAGGAACTCGCCGCGAATGCGAATGTCCACCGCTGACGTGATCGGAGTGAAGTAGAGATTTCCTTTTCTCCACTCGAATGACGTGATGAACTGGCCCGCTTGCACATCCGGTACTTTGCTCACGAGCCGAGCCGTCCGGTAATTCACTGGATCGAGGCCGGTAAGTTTCCAGTCGAATCCGTCAATCGACGGATTGAGCAGCAGCTCCAGTTCCTTGCCGGAAGCAAAATATGCACCGAGATCGGACGTACCGACTGGCACATTGATCAGCTCCACGACGGACTCATCAAACTGCGCACCGGTCATGCGCAGCTTGTTGTAGAGATCGTCGTAGGCCATGGCAACTTTGCTCTGGAGATAGTCGTCGGTCGCAAACTCTGCACCGGCATCGTCAACCAGGTCGCGGATTCGTGCCTTCAGATCGGAATAGAGCATGGATGTTTTTAGCTACCGGCCTTTTTATTCAACTGAGAGGTGCGTTTGTCGCGCTTCTCTTTTTCTTTTACCGCTTCTTTGTATTCTTCGTCGGTCATCTTGCCGAACGAAACATGGCCAAACTCGATCATTGACAGATCACGGTAGGCAACCAGAGGATTGTGGACGACGCCGCAGTTCGCGCAGATCGCACTATCCTTCGGTTTGTGGCAATTCGGGCAGAGTTCCGGGGCCACACGGCCAGTCGAGATCGAATGCAGCCACGCCGGTTTCTCGTCGTCTTTCACCACGGCAGCGCGGTTCAAAATGCGCCATGCTTCGCGGTGCGTCTCGGTGATGTTCTTGCGCGATTCGTCGTTGGCGAATTCGAGGTCGGCTTCCTGGCAGCGCTTCTCGCACCACTTGAAGAGGCTCTTCTGTGCTTCCTTCAACTGGTGGGCGAGTACCGGGCTTGACTCAGGAACGTTGTCGCCTTCGTAGAAGAAGACCGCTCCGGTGCCTTGAATTTCGTTGTATTCGCGATCGAAGTCCTGCGCCAGTTCAATCGGCAGCCACGGCACGGCAATGAACTGGTCGATGCCCTGCATGTCAGAGCCAAGGTCTTTGTGATCAAAGTAGATTCTGTCGAGCACGCGCCGACCGTAGGGTATGCCGCCTTTTTTCTGTGGCTCTGGCGGTGCCGGGGGAACCACGGTGTTGTACCGCGAGTGCAGAACGCCATTGATCTGCAGCTTGAACGGAAGCAGGTTGATGATCGTGACCGGACGGAAGCCGATACGCTTCATCTTGTTGATCTCTTCGTTCTGGCTTTTCAGCAAGCGCTTGGTGGCTTCATCACCGTTAGCTGCGGTGAATACCTCGTCAAAGGCTTTACCCATGGTGGCGCGCTGGCGCTGGGCTTCGCGGTCGAAGTCCTGATCTGTGGGCGGTTGAATGTTGAGCCTCTTGATTGCTTCGGCTGATGCGGTGGATACTTCTGATCCTTCTAAATAGTTCGGGTCCATACTGCTCTCTTTTCTTGTGGGGTGATGGTGCTGGGTACTGCTAAAATCTGGGCATGTGCATGAATGTTGGTTTGCCGCTATCGTCCTGTTGCCTTGAGCGCATGGTTCGCGTTCACTCAGAGGAGACAGCCGACATGATTTTTAGCTGTCCATGCGGCAAGCAATACAAGGTTGATTACCTCCTTGCTCTTGAGCAGGCAATAATGGAGCGGCAGGAATACGGAGTGCCAGCTATAGGCCAGCAGCGCATACCATCGCTTCGTTTTATTCAATGAAGCTACGCGCCGACGTGCTCGGTGATACCGCAGCGCTTGGCCAACTCAGTCCTGATTCTTCCGGCCTCAAGCGATGAACTCTTGATGTAGGTTGACCGGTCGCGAATGAAGGCATCGAGCTTTGCATCCAGTCTTGCTGCATACTGGTCTTCTTCTTCCTGTGCCGCTGCCAGCGCCAAGAGCGTTCTTTGCTTAATCGAGGCTGGCGCGGTTTCAATTCTGTTGTGATATTCCGCGATTTCGTCGCGCAATTTGTCGGTCGTCGGTACGTGCTCGTATGGGCCGGACATCAGTTCGTAGTCGCCAAACTGTGGCCATGGTCCAAGCTTCGGTGTACCGTCAAACATCGCGTTCTCAGGCGCTTCCCAGAAAGCTTTCGAGTAGAAAGTTGGCGGGAACCACTTCTGCAAAATCCAGCCTTCAATGTGGGGATACTTTCTCCGCTCCACCATGCCGGACTCGACGCGGATGGGCCGTGTATCAAACTGCTTGCCACCGTGCCACATGTCGATGCCGCCGCGCTCATTCAGTGGGACACGTTCATCCCATATCTTGAAGTCTCCGGCCAGCTTCCAGAAAACGCTGGAGCACAGCACTAAGCGCCACATCGGTTCACCGTTGGGCGTTCTGCCGCCATAGTTCTCAAGAAATTCCTGAATCGATTCCGGTGCGCGTACTGCGCCTTTGATGTCGTCTCTCACTGCAAAACCTCACTTCAAATAAAAGGGCCGCCCATATTTCAGAGCGGCCCATTTGGGTTGTTGACATCGCCGTCGGGTCGGTTAACCTCTCAGGCAATATCAGGCTAACTAGTTGCCGGTGGGCAGCTTGCAGCTCGTGACCGAAGACAACAGCTTCGGATTGTCCACATAAGTTTGGATACAGTCAACGAGGTAGCTGTTCTCGACTGCCTTCGGGGTGCCGGTGGCCGTGTCGTACTGCTGGAACACGGTCTGGCCACCGCGGTTCTTGAACCAGAATGTTCCCTGGCCCCATTTCACTTTGCCCCAGCTCTTCACGTTGGTGAAGTGCCATGCCTGGTTGTCGGCATGGAGGTTCGAGATGATCTCGTACCCGTCAATGGTCATCTTGCGGGCGTTGAGCATTCCGTCGAAGCCCTTGTCGTTGAACTTGCCGGAGTCCGAGTACATGGTCTGGATTTTGAAGCCCAGTTCCTCATACGCAGCCAACTGCGAGGGGTGAGTGTGGAAGAGCTGATCTTTCAGCGCTTCATCGCCCAGTTCAACCAGCACCTGGTTCATGGCCAGCCGCAGGACAGGCAGAGTGATCTGCGCGCCGTTGGCGTTCACGCCGTTCGCCACAACGTAGTTGTTGGCGCGGGAGATGCCGAGCAAGGTGCCAGCCGTCGAGGTCGAGTGGAACACCGGCAGACCGTTGATGAACGGATCAGCGCCGCCTGCGGCAATGCCGGCCAGGACAATGAAGTCTCCAGCCACCGTGCCACCGGGTACCACGTCAACCGTGATTGACTGGGTTGCGCCCAGCGTCTTCACGACGTTGGTGATGACCGCAGTCGAACGGAGCGCGAAAGCGTTTGACATGACCTGGATTTTCTGGCCGCGCCGCATCAGACGCGCGCCCCAGGGTGAAGGCTCAAGGGTGATCGGGTTGGCGCCGCCACCGGCGTAGGTCGAAAGGACCTGGCCGATTTTGCCGTCTCCCGCGGTCTGCAGGAACATATCGCGCTGGACCTGAATGCCCTTGACGCAATCGGCAATAGTTTTCGATACCGGGTTCTCGCTGGCAACCGACTTCGGGTCGCCGGTCAGATCAGCCAAACGGGTGTATTCGATCGGCTTCACGAAGGCCAGAGGAGTGACCAGGAACTGGTCCCAGGTCGAGGATCCGCCGGTCGGCAGGGTGCCGCCTTCAAGGTTGAACTTCGCAACGTCGCCCACGTCGGCGGTCTGGATGCGAACGCGGTAGCTTTTGGTGGAGACTTGGGTCGCGCGACCGTTGTCTTTGATACGAGCGTCGAGCTTGTTCGAGAGCTCAACGAGTACAGGGATTACGTCATTGACGTCTTCCAACTGCAGTGCAGCGGAAGTAGTGGATGTCAGTTGTGGCAAGGTAAAGCCTCATTAGTGGCGAGCGCATTGCGCGCTCAAGCCGGGTAGCGGAATTGGTTGGGAGTTAAGACCCGTGCGCCGCCCGCTGCTGTGCCTTGGCTGCCAGTGTTGCCTGAATCACTTCAAGGTGGCTGGGCTGGCGGCCGAGTTTCGTCGCGAGATCGCTGATGGTCTTGGTGACTTGCTGCTCTTTGCTGAGTTGCGCTACTGGAGCAGTGGAAACGCTCGGGCCCTTGGGTTCTACCCGGCTGCGTATCGCTTGCGCTGCCTGCTTTTGATCGCGTTCCGCCTGGGCCTTGACTACAGGGTCGCGGTACTCTCTGATGGTTTCCTTCATGACCCGTGGCGCAACCTGATTGAACCACTTCATCTTGAAGGCCATCAGTGCGGCCTTGTTCTCAGCGGTCGGGGGTTTGTTCAACAGCACTTCGGACTTCGACTTGTAAAGCGGGCTCTTGTCCAGAGCTTCCATTACGCGGTCGAAAATCTTGTTCTTCACGTCGGCTTGAATCACCGGCGAGAAGGCTGTTTTCCCGAGGATCGGATCAATGACTTTGCCAATCTCGGTGTCGAGATCAGTGGCAACGGTCTGCTCGTATTGGGTACGGGCGCTCTCGCTCTGCTGTTGCTGGGTGCGATTCAGCTTCTCTTCACGCTCTTTGACAGCAGCTTCACGCTTAGCCAATTCCGGTGGAATGTTCTCTGACGCCGGGGCGCGATTCGGCGATATACGCTCCCTGAGAATGTCCAACGCGGCAAGGGCTTCGTCGTCTCCCTTTTCTTTGAACTGCTTTTCGAATACTGCAAAGTCCATATCGCGCATGTTGTTGAACAGCGCGCTTACTACGTCAACGGGCTTACCGTCCTGCCCGATGATTGGCTCCTGCTGCTGCTTTGCGGCAAGAGCTTCGAGGAATCCACGGGTGCCCTCTGGTGTGTGGGCCTGTTCGTAAAGTCCGTCAAAATGTTGGAAGGTGACCGAGCCTGTCTGTGCGGCCTGCGCTTCCTCAAGATCGCCACCGAAGATTTCGGCAATGGGCCGGAACTCGCTGTGCTCGCGCACAACCTTGAACAGTTGGCCCTTGGCGCGTTCGTCGGCAAAGGTGATCTTGTTTTCTTTGGCCAGATCGTCCAGCCATTTGGTCGAGAAGTCCGGTTCGTCCAGATCGAATTCACTGGTGGCTTCGGCTTCTGTTTTCTGATCATCGCCGGTCTTAACTTCCCCGGCTTTAACTTCTTCTGGAGTATCTGTGCCCAGTTCGGCAGCCAGCTTCTCGTCGTCGGTCTTTTCCGGCTGCGCAACTTCACCGCTAGCGGCTTTCTCGCGCGCTTCACGCTTCTCGGTGAGCGTCTTTAAGATTGTTTCTTCAATCGACTTACCGGCAAAGGGGCTGGTCTCAGTCGCTGGCGCTTCGGTTATAGTCGCGGGCGCGGTTGTTTCTGCCGCTGCACCGGTTGAAGGCGCTGCGCTAGTGCTCGGTGCCGCCGTAGTCGCGGGCGCGGACGTGGTTGCCGGTGCTGAGGTGGCTACTGGTGCTGCGGGGGCGGTGATGGTTTCGGGCATAGACTTCTCTCTTTGAACTCCTGATTTGTTTTGGGCAATAAAAAACCCGCCAGTGAGGCGGGTGTTTGGGTACTGCTAAATTCGTGGTGTTTATCTACTTACGTTCCTGAGTCCTTTGATTCATTGGCAATTATGCGCATTGCTTGTTTCGTGAGAGCGTGTAGCAATTTCTGGTACTTTCCGGGGTTGCTCTCGTCTTCCGCATAATCCAACAAGCCTTCAAAATCACCGCACTGGCGAATAAAAGCAGCGCAGCGTTCGATTATGTCAACGCTAGAGCCGCGTTCAATTAAATACGAATCCGTGTAGTGCTTCTCGTCTGGCATTCAGTATCCTCACTCAATATGCTTCGGTGCTTCCGGGTACATTTCCCCGACCTTGACACCGGTTCCTTCGTGAATAATGATCGCGGTCTCTAGATCATCCCAGAGGATGTGCGCGGTTCTCAGAAAGAAGATGTCGCGAGCGCCAACGTGTCCTACCAGAGCACCGTTGTACAGCATGTTCGGTAGTTCGCGGTAACGCTCTTCGGACATGGCGGTATTTACGCGCTTTGCTGCTTCCAGCCTTCTGGGTGGGCTTCTTCGGCTGCGGCCTTTTCCGGCTCCATCTGGTAATCGTCCCAGCGACCAACACCGACGATTCCTTCAACCGATGAGTGTGGTACATCGTGAACAATCACCGAATCGGCGGTACCGAAGGTTGGTCCCGGAGTGAAGTAGGCCAGCGATAGCAGCGGTTCGCCGTTGGTGCCGATGTGTGTGGCCGGTTCGGTGCGCACACCGATTACCAGCGCGGTAATTTTCTTTCCCTCAACCGTGGTTAAAGTGATGGGATCGCCAAATAGTCGCATGAATAGTTATTCCTCCTGACCGTTGGATGCCGCTACCGGCTTACCGCCAGTTTGCGCTTCAAGTTGCATTTGCGCCATCTGGTCTTTCTGCTGATAGGAAACGGCAAGCTTGAGGTACGCGAGAACATTGGTCCATGCCGGTGGGTTTTCATCGGCCATCATCCAGTTCTTTGCGGCCCAGTCTTTTGTTACCTGAATGATGATCTCCATATCGTCTACCAGCGGGTCTGGCTGAATCGACGGCATGGTGATTGGCTGCATGATCTGAGACTGGCCTGTAGGATCGGCAGGGTTCGGCACCGGAGCCATCGACTCTTGTGGCTGCTCTTTGATCAGCCGGTCAATGATCTGCATGACCTTATTGCGCATTTCCTTGCCGGGAACTACCAGCCCAGGCACGCCAGTCCAGATAGCAATCTGCTCCTGATTGGCCGGCTCGTCCAGAATTGCGTTGGCCAGCGGATTCTTGCCGCCGGATGCATACTCGATTAACTTGTTCCACCATGCCGCAATCTCGGAGTGCGTCATCGGGAAGCCCTGATCGGTTTCCGGATACGCATGGATCGACCCGCGCATGTCGTCCAAGAACACGTACTCGTTGCGGAACTGGCCCGAGGAATCGGTTACAACGTCAAACCAATCATCGTTCATGTTCTCCGCTGCGCAGTTCACCGCCAGCTCGGCTGCTTTGGCGTTCTCATCTCGGCATTCATCCCAGAAGCCGCCCAGTTTGCCCATGGCGGTCGATAGCTGCTGCTGCTGGCCTGCCGCCGTCTCAATGTGCGGATCGCCCGCGCCACCGAAGATTTGCGGCGGCGTACCGACAAGCAACTGCATCCAGAAGACCAGTTTGTCGGTGTAGTTATAGATGTTGTCGTCCAGTTCGCACTTGATCTGGACGATCTGGTCAGCCAGACGCGAGTTCTGCAGCGCCTTCGGCAGTTTGACCGGATTCATGGTTCCGGGCAGCAGCGGCTTACCGGACATGGAATTTGTGTCGATACCGTCCTGATTGACCAGGATGATGCCGCCGGCGAGCCGGTCCATGTACTCGTGCGTGATGTTGCCGGTGTCGTTAATGCGTTCCTGTACCGGAATCGCCGCATCGCCCACGGCTGGCGGGAACATACCGAATTTCTTCTTGACCGTGCCGCAATGCGTCCACTCTTTGGTCAGCTTGGCCGACTGCGCGTCGAGGAAGGTGTCACCGATATTGCAGAGCAGAACGCCGTCGGGGAACAGCTTTTTGTACTTATCGACTTTTACCTTGTCATCGATGTCATTGAACGCCCACGGTTGAATCCAGGTTCTGGAATATGTCGGTAACTGCTCTTGTGTCAGTGCCGCGGCGCTCGTGCCTTCGGAGAAGATGATTGACCGGCTCTGTTTTTCCTGTGTGCTGTCCTGAGATAAACCGCCGGTTTCTTTCCTGATCTCGTCCCATTTGCCCGGGAACATCGATCGCAGCACGCCGACCGATACTTCCTGGTCAAGATTCAATATCGGTGTTTCGGTCAGATCGCCTGCCCGCGGGTGTACGTCAACGTGCATCGGCCCGTAAATGTCCATCGTGACCATGCCGTTGGCCACTTCTTTGAACTCCTGCGCTATCGGGATCTCCATCTGCTCTTCAGGGAAGTAATCCTGATCGCTTAATGGCTGGCCGCACTTGGCGCAATTCTGTTGCTGGCCCTGCGCCGGTGTCGTGGCTGCGCAAGCCGAGCACGAGTACCGCGCGGGCATCATGACTTGTTGCGAGATTTGGAGCGCCGGCTCTTTGTGTGTTCCAGCCGCGTCGGCATCGACTACATACCGCGTATGCCGGAAGTAGCAGCCTGACATCCAGAGTTCGAGCAATGCCTGTTTGTGCAGGCTGGCAATCTGGTTCTTGCGTTCAATGATTTCCTGCACCGTTGAGAAAGCTTTGGCTGTGGCAATGTCCTCTTCTTTTTCCGCGTTTTCCGGCAATGCGCGCGTCTTTGGGACCTGGGATGAAAGCGCGGCCACAAAAGCGAAGCCAAGCATCTGGTAGAAGTTGGTCGCGAATTGGTACATCTCGAGATCGGCGCCGGAATTGTCACCGGAGAAGGCCGATTCCAGAGCATCGAACCACTGAAAGGATTGCGGGTCGAAACTGATGAACTGGTTGCCCTTAAAGAACTCGTGCGCCTTGAGAACTCTTTTGAGGATCATGCGCCGGGCGAGATACCACTGTTGCTTGTACTTGCGCACCAGTTCGATCAGTTCTTTTTGCTCGTCAGGGCTAAGTTGGGTCTCGCCGGTCTGCGCGTTGTCTTTTTTCGGGTCGTCGCCGGTCGCTTCCTGGCCGTGGTCTTGCTGGACAGGTAGTTTCTGGACGGTAATACCGACTGCTTGTGTGGCCATGGATTGTGGGGGTTTTTCTTGTTAGTTCTCTTGAAGCTTGTCGCCGATGATGGCCGCTACGCCTTGAAGGACTTCAGCCCTGCGGTTGTTCTTTAGCTGTTCGTCGTACTCGCGCTGCAATCTGCCGCTGATCACACGCGCTGCCTGAGTGGGCCGCATGCGCGCCAGAGGAACCGTAGGCGTCGAGCTGGAGGTTTTTGCTGCCGGTGTCTCTTCGATTTCCGGCTGGTCGCCAGCGCCGAATACCTTCACGCCCCAGCCCATCTGCGCGAGGATGTCGATGTATTTCTGGCGTTCTGATTCTTTGGCCGCAAGCTGTCTGCGTAGTTCCGAGATCATGTCGTCGTGATGGCTGCGCGTGACGAAGGGGAAAGGCATTTTAGTTTTGGACAATCTCGATAGTGGCGTTAGTGAATGTGGTCGTCGTTGTGGTAGCCGCGCTCTTATAGGCAAGACTCAAAATCCCGCTGACCGTGGTCGTATTGAATGCCGTGCCAGCTACTGACTTGGCATTGGGAGTGGCAACGATGCCGATATTTCCGTCTGACGTGAGCTGGAGGAAGGCGTTACTTGTGGCCGACGCTCCGGCAGTACGAACGGTCAGATCAATTACGGTGCGGAATCCGTTGTTGGTTCCACTCGTAGCAGCTGCACTGGTGGCTAAAGCTGCAACTGTTCCATCTGCAGTGGTGCCGTTGGTTCCCCATCGCAGAGTGAATGTGCTGACGTTGGCTACCGTGCTGGTGCATGTTCCCATCAGGATAATGCGGAAATGCGTACCAGCAACGAGTCGGCTCGCAGCGAGCGCCGGTGTCTTTACGATCACCGTTTCGGATGTGTTGATCGCGCCAGAGGAAGCTACGATGTCGGCCTGTCCAGTCTTGTTGGCACTGCCAGCAAAAACGGTGGTTCCGTACATTGTGGTGAGGCCGTTGTTGTCCTGAATCGTTCCTGACGTAGGGCAACAGATATTCAGGAAAGTGCCAATAGTGCCGTAGCCGTTGTTCTGGATGTTGACTGATTTTGCCGGCCCGTTTAATCCTATCCACGCCGTTCCCCAGTTACCTAGCGTGTTTCCCACCAGATTGAATGTACCTTGAGCCCCGGCACCACTAAAGAATGTCGATGTTCCTCCCGGTCCAAGACCTACGAAATTGTCCTGCGCGTTGACCAGGTTGGAGTTCATATTGAAGAGTACGGCGCTGTATCCGGCAACAAAGTCATTGCCTGTATTCTGGAATATATTGATGTTGTTGCCACACGTTGAACAATGGATCGCGCTCACATTCGTTGACATTTCGAAATTGTTGTTAGGGCCAATCGTGTTGTTGTTCCCGAGATCGGTGATGTAATCGCCCGTGATGTCGCCCACACCAACAACGCCGGAGCCGAAGTTTGAATTGCTCACGCGGAAAATGTTGGAGGTCAGTGCCTCGACCGCGTGGAGCGCCCAGAAGAAAGAAACACCATCCACGCTTCCCACGTCCGTGTTATCAGCGCAGACCAGACAGATTGCCCCCTTTGCCGTTGACGTGCCGGTAATCGTCATGTCGTGAATGCGAAAGTTCTGGCTGTCCACGCCCACGAGATGCTGAAAGTCAATCACTCTGCCAGCAAAAGCAGCATTCGTGTATTGGACGGTGAAGTGATCGAATTCCAAACCCTGCGATGAGCGCGCGTCAATCAATGGCGAGGTCGTGCCGGTAAACTTCAAGATTGGCTTGGGAGTGTTGAATGTGACTATCCCGGGAGTCCCGGCCAGCCTCACGCCATCCATTGAAGCCATATTGAGCTGGCCCGCAATGACGCATACACTGCCAGTAGGAATCAGTACCCAACCACCACCTGCCGTATTGGCTGCGCTGATGGCGCTATTGAAAGCTGTTGTGTCGTCACCCGAGCCGCTACATACATTAACTCCGTAATTGCGCGGATCAAAATAAGGATTTGGCCCTGTATATGTTATGGTTCCGGTGAAGCTATGAGCACCGGCGATGGTTGGAGCGAGAGTGGTCGCACATGATCCAGATGGACTTGTGATGTCGCCAGTCAGAGCCGGAAGTCCTGCACAAGCCACGTTCAGCCCGGTCACGTTGACCTGAACCACTCCGGCGGCATCAGTCTTTACTCTGCGGACGTTCGTACCATCCCATCCAGCAGTGACTACCGGATTACCGACTGGCACCGCGCCGTTGGCATCTGGCCCGGTGATGATCGGATCGCCTGGGATGTAGGTAGTTGATGGCTGGTCCCAGATCGGCAGCATCCCGGTGTGTGAAGCGGCTACAGCCGAGAAATCGGACAGGTTGGTTGAGGCCGGTTGTGCGAATTGAAAAAGACCGTTCGATGCGTTGTACTCGGTCAGGAACTTGTTTGCTACCGCGAATTTCGTCTGTGCCAGTTGTGGAAGGCTAGTTATATCGCTGTAGTCTGGCCGTGTTGCCGTGAATAATCCAGTGGTCGCATCGTATGAGTTAATCCAGTTTGACCCTACGGCTGCTTTCGTTGCGGGAAGAGTTGGAGTACCGGTTAAATCTGAGTACGCAGGCTGCGCGCGCGTGAAGTTTCCGCTCGCATCGATCCCGGTAAGGAACTGGTGGGCAACCGCGATGTTGGCTGAAATCTTGCAATCAGATGACGTATTCCCGGCATTGTCCACGCAGGCCAGAGCGCCGAGGAAATTCAACACCGGTTCCTGCACAATGGCGACACCGGCATTCTGTACCGTGGCGTATCCGCCAGCACCACCGCCCGAGGCTGTGACCGTGAGCACCGAGCCGGAAGCCGCGCAGGTAACGTTGGTTGAGCATTTAATCTTGAATGGTGCCGCAAAACTTTTGATCGGCACACCGGCTGCATCCTGAAAGGTGATGACATCGATCTGGCTGGTGCCTTGCGCGCGCGCCGCCAAAGCGAAAAACAGAATCACGAAGATCACAGCTATAGCCGGGAGGATCCAGCGCCATTTCCTTGAAGCGTGTTTCTTTCGGTGATTAGGATGGGTCAGGCAGCAGGTAACGATGAGGGCATCTCTTTCAGGCTCGGACAGATGACGATACTCGCGGTCGATGCGCTCCTGAAAATGAGCGTAAGACTGGTAATCGACGGCAACATGTTTACCGTGCTTGACCGATGAAGCAGCGAGCTGCTTCCTTATGTGAGGTGTAACCGGGAGTTTTAACTTCATTTATTGTTCGTCTTGAATGCCTGATGTTGAGCCAATGGCCACGGCGATGGTTCCAAGAATGGAGCCAGCCGAGAACTGACAATTTGGCGGCGACAGGAACTGGTAGCTTTTGCCTGAGGTCAGCGTGTCAGGATCACCAGCACCTTTTTTTATTACAAGGGCGACCGTCGGCCAGCCGACGACAGATTCATCTTCCTTGACCAGAACGGTGTTACAGGAGCTTTGGACAACGATGTTTTGCGGTGTGGTGGTGAGAGTCGTGGCCTTGGTTTTTGCCACTATGGAACTTCAATTCTGGTTTTACATTTCCCGTAGACGATGAAGAAGTGCTTATTGTCCGTCCCATCTTCGAAGGTGAAACCAAACATTTTGGCGCTCTCTCCGGGTTTTTCTATCGCCGCATTTTTAATTACTAGGCTGCCTTTTTTCTCCAGCAGAGAGCCAATGACCGCAAGGATTAGAGGAGAGATGCGCTGGCCTGTGAGATCAAGCGCCATCGCAGCGGGAATGTTCTTGTCGCCCGGACGGTCAAATGGTGTGTCCACCAGAACACCAGCATCATTCATGCTCGATTACGCGAATTTTGTTGCCGCCTGCGCCCACCGACTTGATTTGCAGGATTATGGTTGCCGCGATTGCCGAGCCACCGGAGTTCTGCGCCGGCAGACCGAGCAATGCGCTCTTTGCGTTGCCAGCAGCCAGCTTGTTCCCGAGTATGATCTGCGGTGCGTCCGGGCTGGACGGCGTACCGACCTGCTCGGTGACAGAGAATGTGCGGTCAAGATTGGGCCGCTGATAGATCAATCCCTGCGGCGTGACCGATTCATCCTCGCGAACCTCGACGTACCGGCAAGGAATGGTCGCTGGAATTGCAGTGAAGGCACCGGCAGCGGCGTTCATGGTGTAAAACGTGGTCTTGGGCATGGGTTAGTTACTCGCTTTTCTGTTTCCCATAAGCCTCTGGCCCATGGTTTTCTTCTTCGGTGCGCGCTCGGGCAGTTTCTTGCCCTTGCTGGCCTGGTTGAATTCGTCCACAACCTTGGGGCCAATTTCGTCGCGGTTCGCGTTGAAGTAGCGCCGCTGTTTATCGGATACGTAGGGCACGTTAATACCGGTCTTTGCTCGTACCTTCAAAGCGGGACTTGTCTTTCGACGTTCCCTCGACGGCGGCATCAGGATCACGCCTGCCGATCATCCTCTGGCCCATAGTCTTTTTCTTTTTGGGAGCGTTCTTCATTTTGTTGACGCCCTCAAGCTGTAAGGGAGCCGAGGTCGTTGTCGCGTTCATGGGTGGCATGGGATTTCCTTTTTGATAGCAATAAAAAGGGGAGCCATTTCTGGCTCCCTACCGAGGAGTCGTGCTCGTAAGCTTGGTTTACTGTAATTGCCGCATGGAAACGCTGTTCACAATGGGCACCGTAATGTTCTGGCTGGCGGTTTCCAGATAATTGATCGATAGATAAACGGTCTTGGTTAGATCGATCGTGCTTGAAGCCGCAGCAGAGGCATCAGCAGCCAGTACCTGGGTTGATGGAGTCGTGTTCAAAAATGATACCCAGTTTCCGGTATCACCAACCCAGAACTTTCCAGAAGCTCCGGTCACAGCCGTTTGCATCAGCCAGCAGCCCTGCATCGTTCCCGCTGCTGCGCGCGTTTGCGTCGGATAAGTAATGGTTGAAAGAGTCACGGGAGACTGTGCGTATTCGTTGGCTGCAAGCAGCTTAACCACGAGCACCGAGGACGCGACGGCGGTTGCCGAACCACCCTTCATGCATATTTGCCACGTACCGCCAAGTTTATTGAAGTAGCCCGCCGGGAACGGCCCGAGCTGCGCCACGTCAGCAGTCGAGTTGTTCAGCGTGGCCGAGGCGACAAAGACGCCAAACGGGTAATGCGTAACTACCGGAGGCGGCATGATGTTGAATGGTTGCAGTGTGTACGTTGAAAAAGCATTCGCTTCAACGCTGGGCTTTGCAGTTCCCGAAGGATTGGCAGTAATCGTTGCAGCCGAGCCAATCGCACAGGCCGGAATGACCGTCTCGACGGTTGAGAGCTGACAGATTGAATTCGTCAGCGGTGAAGCCGCAAGCGTCTCATCACCGGTTCCACCAGCGCTTGAAATCCTTGGTACCCAGGCACAGGCGCCGGTCTTGGCAGCCGGTGATGGAACCACAACACCGGTGGTTGTTGCCGTGGCTGCTGATTCGGTTGAATCGAGTCCAATGCCGCCCAGGCAGTCAACATAAGCGGTTGTCACCTTATAGGCGTTTGAGGTCAATGAGCCGGTTGTAGTCGTCGGCAAGGCCGCTGGAGTTGGCGTCGAGAGCGGAGTGACGGCGCTTGGATTCATACGCCAGTAAATCGGTGAGGACATTCCCGCATTGGCGTTGCCGCGAAAATCTTCAATCACGATTGCTGGGTTGAAACTGGTCGCTGCCTTGATCTGCGCATCGGTCGTGGTTGAGGACGCTTCAAGCAAAAATGGCCCGCTTGGATTTGGATTGTCGAGGATTGCTTCCTGCAGACCGCCGGTCCCAGATGTCACGTAGTAAGACGCGTGGGCGTTATTGAAGGTAGCGGTGAAGTTGCAAACACCAGCACCTACTGAAACAGAAGATGGCGTTACCGTCTCGGTGTTTGCGCTGGTTGCGTCCACGATTTTAAGCGGAATGTTGGTAGCGATGGGGACGATTGAGCGCGTGCCGACGGGAACAAAACATGCGGCATTATTAAAGCTGATCGTTCCTGCTCCAGATGCCGCCAGTACTGTACCGCCCTGCAGTTGGTAAGCGCCGTAACGCGAAACGAGAATACGGCCGCCGACTGATGGTGCCTGGGCGGTAGCTGCTGTGATTAAACACATGGCAGCGAGGATCGAAACGATGGTCTTTTTCATGGTATGGGGCCCGTGATTCCTTTAAAGGGGGTAGTGATCTAATTGTACGCGCAATGCCGAAACAGAGCGCTTTGGGCCTTAGTGAGCCGGTTGCTGATTCAGGTGAATATCGCGCAGTAAAAGGCTCTCAATGCGGTCAAGCCGCTTGGTGGTGTCGTCTTTGAACTGGCCGATTACCGCGACCACGCTTCCCTCTTTGTTGAGTTGGTCCTGAAGGCTTTTGATCTGCTGCTGGTTCTGTTCGATCTTCTCGCCTTGCGATGTCTGCACGTCTTTCGCGTGCTGCGATTGGCCGGAATAGTTGAAGATCATGGTGGAGAGAAATAGGAGACTTGTGGCGACCGAGGTAATGTATGTCGGCGCGTGCGGTTTGATGTGCTCGGTAAAGAATGTCTGGGTTGAAGGCATGTTGGTCATGGGTTGCGGCCAGAGTGGCCGGAATCTTTCTGGTTTTAGTTCTTGTCGATGTAGCAGCGTTCGCTTGGGATGTTGAAATCAGCGCAGACCCAATGCCATCCCTTCGGCGCGTCAAGATAGGGCTTGCCATAGTAATCGCGCATCAGTTGCTCATCTGTTGCTGTGGGCTGAAACTTCGGTGCGTGCTTGACGGCACAGCCGCAAAGGATCACGGAAAAGAGAATCAGCTTTTTCATGGGTTACCAAAATAGTTACCGCAAATGTAGGGCGATTGCGTTTCTAGTTTTCCACTGCTAAACTGTCGAACCTTATGGAAGTCGCTGCCCCAAGCTCTCAGGCTAGTTTCGTTCACTCCAAAATCCCGTGGTGGGCCAAGATCGGAGCCAAGGTCGTTCTCTCACGGCTTGGATCGTTTGCCTTCTGGCAGCGGTTGAACCTGTTTCGTGCTGGCCAGATGCAGAATCCTGATTTCGCCTCAACTGTACTAAACCTGCACATGCAACGCGCCGGGATCACGTCACTCGCCGGTAAGACCATCGTCGAACTCGGTCCTGGTAATGGATTGCTTACCGGAAAACTTGCCGCCGATCGCGGCGCAGAGCATACGTGGCTGATTGATGCTGAGCCGCTTGCCAAAGACTTGCCGCTCCCGCCGCGCACCACCTACCTTTGGGAAAGCCCCGCTGGCCTTGCTCAAATTCCCGATGGCTCAGTGGACTTCCTGTTTTCTCATGCCGTGATGGAGCACGTTGGCAAAAAGGACTTCTCTCTGCTGGTGGCCGAAACTCACCGCATCCTAAAACCGGGCGGCGTCGCGTCTCACGCCATCGACTTCCAGGATCATCTGCAATACGCGCTCAACAATCTGCGTTTCTCAGAACGAGTCTGGGAAAGTCGCTTGATGTCACGCTCCGGCTTCTACACGAACAGAATCACGTGGCCGGAGATGGAAAGAATCTTTGCCGATTCAGGCTTCAGCGTTCATCCCGTCGGCTTCCTTCGCTGGCCTCAACTGCCCACTCCACAAAGCAAGATGGCCGAACCTTTCAGGAACATGGAGCCCGAAGACCTGATGGTCAAGGGTGCCAACGTGGTTCTAGGGAAGCGATAATCGTCTTCCTTTTAGTCGTGATGTCCAACGCAATCAATAGTCCCGGTGATCGCTCCACCGGTCGGATTGTTGATAACCAGCCCGATCTGTGTCGCGCTTTTAGTTCTCAACCGCTCGAATGTCAGTCCTTGCGTCGCGGCTGCCGTCATTGAATCTTCGACGTTGCACGTAACCGTATAGCTTGTATCGTTGAACGTGCTCGCCCAGGTAACCAGTACCTCTGCCCTGGTCGTGCCCCCGATTGATCCAGTGCTCACGCGCTTGTGCTGTGTGAAGGTCATCAATGTGCCGTTTGTACCAACTTTAATTCCGGCCGGGAATAGGCATTGCGTGATAGAAGTTCCCGAGCGCGAGCAATCAAAAGCCGTAGCAGCGCCACTGTTAGCGTCGTTGACGGCACGAACTTGATAATCCGAACCGCTCACTATGACATCCCAGTTCTTGTTGTCCACTCCGGCGGCGGTGTTCTGGAAGCTCATTGCGGGGTTTGCCCCGGCTACGATCGTCAGAAGGGAGTTTGTGCCACCGCTTGACGCCCCGCCGATGGTTCCAACCTGTACCTGTCCATCCGACTGAATGCTCTTATTTGTGGCGGTGCCAACCGTAGGCTTTTCCGCTCGAAAGGAGACAGCGTTCGCGATGGTTCCCGTGCTGCTCTGCGACGGTGCCTGAGCGTAGAGTCCTGTGCAGGTTGTGATGTTGCCGGCTCCGGCAGCTCCGCAGTTGAATGTGCCGCCGCGCGCATCGGTAATCGTATTGGCCACCGTGCCTAAAACCTTGGCGGTCCCTTCGACCCCAATCACCGCACCGGGAGAGCTCGTCGCTCCGCTATCGACAATGGTTGTTCCATTGAGTGCCTCCAGCACTCCCAGGCCGTTCAAGTTGCCTTCGAGAAATGCCGCACCCTCAACGGACGCAGATGAGCTGCCAGGCTGCATGCTCACAGCCGGCTGGTATTCATCACAAACGATCCACTTCTGCCTGACGCTACCGTTGTTTGTGTCTTTGACGTTGAAATGCAGGTGCGTATTTTGTGCGCATGGGTTTAAGACCTGCCTTTGGTCAATGACGAAAATATTGTCGAGGGATAGAAGCGATTGTCCAGCACCGGTGCCGAACGTTGGCGGGACAACAACTACGCCCTGATTGCTGCCGTAGTCGTTTTCCGCTGCGTTAATCGTGGTGAATTTCGTGCCATCGACGAAGTTGACGGAGTTCAGTTTGCCTATTGTGGTCGTACCTGATTCCACCATGTTACCGCTGAATGTCCCATTCCCCGCAGTCAACCCAAAGCCATTCAGATTCAACGGGCCAAGAATGCTCTGCGTCGCATTAAAGGCCGGAGTCGAAATTATCGGTTGCGGATAAACCACAACGCCGTCTGAAATCGGCATGCCCAGGCTAAGGTTTACGGTACCAGCCGAGCCGCCAAACAAACGCCAGCGCTGCGGAAACCCTGAGACGTTCGATCCTGACGAGTTGGAAAGGCCGACAAGGTAGGAGAATCCCGGTATGCCCTCATCGCTGAAGTACGGCTTACAGGCCGTCGTGTTGGTAGAAGGTAACGCGGATCCGGCAGCGAGTGGAACGCTCTGCGTGTAGTTCGCCCATGTTCCCGGTGTACCGGTAACGGTGCCCTGTAGCGTCTCTGTGCTTGAGCTGGTCGAGATGAATACTTTGTACCCTGTGGCCGTTGCCGGCTGCTTTACGGGCGCTGTAACGATAAGGCTACCGGTCGAGGTAAGAATTGTGGTCGTCTCGAAGGAATAGAACGTGGTCCCGGTCGCATCCTGATAGGCAAAGCGTGTGAAGTAAGTGCCAGCCGTCAGCGTGCCGCTTCCAGTATTCGGTGTGACCACCGGAGCAACCAAAGGATTCGGTTCGCCCACCACATTACCCGAGGCATCGGTGTAGCAAGCCACCGCGGAGGAAACGACCGTGGCCGTACCGGTAACAACAAACGCCTGAGTTGGCGTGAGCGTCAAAGTGCCGTTGATGATCGGGCCAGATGTGGCCGTTGTGATTTGACCGGTCACCGTGCCAGCAAAGGCGTAGGAGGACACGAGTAGCAGGAGAGAGAGAAGTTTTTTCATGGAAGGAGAAAGTGGAGCTAGAATTGAGTCCGTGATAACAGTTTTAATTTTTGGTTTAGCGGCGTTCGCCTACGCCATCGGTTTTGGCATCAGTTACGCCTACTACCACTATGGCTGGATGGCGTTATGTGCTTTTGCGGCGATACTGTGGACTTCTTTAGCCCGCCTCGAATGGCTGGATAGGAAAGAAGTTTCCGATCCCCGCCCCTACATCGAGGACTTCTGGATCAACCACGCACTTTCACCGGCTTATGGTCACCCCAGACGAGCCGGAACTTTGCGCCGGCCAGTTCAGCCAGCCGGTACCGATGGCCCGGATTGTCCGTCTCGAACTTGGTGATGAAGGTGTTGATCACCTGATCGACGCCGTGTTCGGTGAACCGGACTTTCTTGTTGCCCTCGTCGGCTACGAACCGGTGACGCGATAGAACGCGCTTGTTGTCTTGAGAGAGAACTTCAATGGTTACTGCCTTGAAAAGCTTCTTCATTCTTCAGTTGCCCTGCTGCCGTGCTGCTGGCATTTCGGTTCGGTGTTGCGAACAAGGTAGGTCTGGCCGTAGCGGTCTTTTCTTGCGGTGTACGAGCAGATGCAGACGGACTTGGGTTTAACCTCAGCCGCCTGCAATTGAACAAGTGGCTTGTAGCTCTCTGGATGCTTACCAGTTGCCGGAACGGTGTTAGCTCGTATGAAGTTCACCGCGCTGTGGGCATCACTCAAAAGTCGGCATGGTTCGTTTTGCATCGGCTTCGCTTGGCCCTGCAAGGTAGCGGGATCGTCAAAATGGGTGGCCCTAACTCTGAGGTCGAAGTCGATGAGACTTTCATCGGCGGCAAAGCACGCAACATGCACGCTGCTGCTCGTCGGCGCAAAGGCGTTAAAGATGCCGGAGCAAAAACCATCGTTATCGGTGTTCTCAAACGTGGTGGCAAGGTTCATGCGAAAGTTGCATCAAACCGCAAAAAGGAATCAATCGAAGCTGTAATTTTCCCCTCGGTTGAAAAGGGTGCGACTGTTTACACCGATGAATTTCCAGCCTATAAATTCGTGACCCATGAATACGAGCACAAGGTAATCAATCATCTGGAAAAGTACGTCGATGGAAACGTACACACCAACGGGATTGAAAACTTCTGGTCACTGCTCAAGCGCGGTCTAGGCGGCACTTACATTGCGGTCGAACCCTTCCACCTGTTCCGCTACGTCGATGAACAGGCGTTCCGTTTCAATCACCGCAAAGACAATAGCGGAAATAAATTGAACGATGGCGAAAGGTTTTCAATCGCCCTATCGCAGATTGTCGGAAAGCGGATCACCTACAAAGAATTGACTGGCAAGACTCAGGAGTCAGAAAGACAACCGTTCTAAGAGTGCGCTTCGTGTACGATTGAAGCGCGGGAAAAAATAAAAGCCCGATTGCGAATCGGGCCTTGAAAATTCGAGGGGTTAATCGCTTGCGGCTTGGCGGCTCTTGGGCGACTCACACCCTTTCTAGCCGTAGTGTATCACAGGACGGCGGAAAGGAACCATGCTCCACCGCGTTACCCCCGTAAGCATTT